GAAAATTCTTTAGGGTTAATGGCGTGATCACCATTAAAGAAATCGCCATGCCATTTAAGTTGTAAAGACTTAAGCGCCATTGAGATTTGAGTAGTCAAGACGTTTTCGCCATACAGCTTTAATCCAGCCGTATCGATCTTGATTTCACCACCAGCAATGACGACTTTCTCGATCCGTCGTTCAACTTCACCAATATCGGCTGTAAAACCTTCATTGATTGCACGGTTAGCCATTACGGGGAGTCGCTTCTCTTGCAGCCACTCAACGACACCGCCTGCTCTTTCTTCAAACGTAATAACGTCAAGGATCGGAGAATTACCCGCATACTGCTCGACAATACCAGCCTTGAGAACGTCTCCCGTCTCACGGGCTTGCTTTGCCATTTCTAATAGTGTTAAAGCTGCCATATTTATGATTCCTAACTTTGAGTGCTTTGCTGTGTAGCGGGGGCATCACGCTCAAAGGTAGAAATCACTTCTAATCTTTTCCGCAATCAATAAATCAAAAAAGCGTCACGCTTTCTATGTTTACGATTAATATTAGGATATCACAAAGATTTAAAAAAATTAGAAAACGTATGTCAATGAATTTTGGGCAAGCTTTAGAAGCGTTAAAAAATGGCAGCAAATTAGCTCGTTCTGGTTGGAATGGTAAAAATATGTTTATCTATTACGTCCCAGAAGGATTTACAGAGCTAAACGGTATAAGTGTTAAATGTGATCCTTATATTGCTATGCTAACAGCGCAAAATACCGTAGTTCCTTGGCTAGCGTCACAAACCGATTTACTTACTGATGATTGGAGTATTGCCTAAATTCTAAATAGAACGAATAAAAAAGGAGTCGCAATGAGTCTTTTTTTATTCGTTCTATTTCTTGCTTTTCTTGTCTTTTTTATCAACATAAGCATAGCCATAGCCTTCAGGTGTCATCACAATTTGCTTCTTAGGCTTCACTTTTCTCTTTGGAGTAATTTCCATTGTTTTCTTTATAGACATCACAACAGTATTAAAAAAATAAATGACAACAGAAACTTTAATCACGTTACAGCCAAATCAATTGCCAGAAGCGATCGCTAAAGGCTATCGGGGCGGTAACATACTTGGCGACGATAACAACCCAACATTAAAGAGCATTGCTTATCAAAGACAGCAAGCTAATGTCAGACGTTGCATAGATTTCTACGAGGGTCAAAGCGCTTGGATTTATGGCGAAAACCTCGATCAGATTATTGATAATTTGGCTGAGGAATATTTACCACTCATGCCAAGCGAAACACCGAAAGAGTGGTATTTCAGATTAAGGCGATCGCTATTTGTTAATTTCTTTAAACCAGCCGTCAAGATTGTATCTAGTCTGCTTAGTAAATGGGTACTTAGTGGCAATGTACCTGAGTCGGTTGTCAATGCATCTAAGAATTTTGATAAGCGCGGAACATCAATTAGAGCATTCTTTCTCGAAGCCGATCGCATGGCTGTTAGAGATGGCTTTGTAGGGGTGCTTACCCTTTATCCTAATTTTGGCGAAATCCCTAATCGTGCAGTTGAACAACAATTAGATTTGCGTCCCTATTCAGTGCTAATTCCTAGATTAGATATTGATATCAAGGATTACGAATACACCAATGACGGCTCTGTACTGCTTAAGCACGTCACCATCGATCGCAGTGAGGTGATTAGCGAAACTCGTTATAAGCAAAAAATGAAAAATTATTGCTGGGAATACGAGCTAATCAAAGTGCAAGAAAAAGATCGTATTTATTATGCTGTGATGCGATCGGTAACTTGCATTGAAACTAATGACAAAGGCGAAAAGGAATATCGAGTAGAAGAAGCGCCTAGACCATTGCTAGATACCAATGGCTTGCCATTGAGTCAAATCCCCTTTGTGCTTTACTCAGTAACCAGTGCTAACCCTTGGGATACAATACCACCGTTACTTGACCTACAGCAGAAGAATCATACTTACTACCAAGTATTTAGCGATTGGCTTGCAACAGTTCGCAAGATGCAGCCTACTGCTGTACGTGAGCATATTGACTTTATCCCAGAGAAACTCGGACCTTTGTCTACAGGCGGCGCTGCTGTCATTGAGACAGTGTTAACCCAAATCGGAGCCGCTAAGGTCTACTATTTGCAAGCTGACGCAAATAGTGTTGCGCCTATGATTCAAGCGCTAGATAGATTAGAGGCATTGATTAAGCAGACTGTTTTCAATTTCTTAGGTGAGTCATTTGTCCAACAATCTGCTACTGAGGTGAGCATCAAAGCAGGGCAAAACGAAGCAGGGTTACAAGAGTATGAGGTTAACAAAGAGTCATGCTCTCAGCAAATCTTTTGCCATTGGGCAATGTGGGAAGGTGAAGACGTAACCGAGGATCATGGTACAATTGACGTAGATTTGAGCTTTATTCTTGCCCCTGCTGATGTGAATCTAATTCGCACTATCTTCGAGGTAATTAATAAAGGATTAACAGAAGAAGCTGCTACTGAGATTTTGCATAGGGTTAACTTCTTACCAAAGGATCAAAAAATTGTGGCGATCGCGCCGCCTGTTGAGATGGCTACTGCTAATACTAATCAGAGTCAAGTCGTAGAGACTGAGAATGACGACGAGGAAGAAGAAGACAGCGAGGATGATAATGAAGAGGAATCGGAGTCGGAATCATGAGTATCAACAAATCAATCAATCATCAATTAATCACAAAAGAATGTATTGAGATTTTGAAGCATTCAGAACCCTATAAGATGTCAGATCGTTATCCTTGCTTTACTGGTTACATGATTCGATATTCCCCATCCACTTATTTGCCATCAAGGAAACCTTTATGACACAAACATGGACAAACAACGATCGCGATCGCATCGTGAAATACCTCAACCTCACACGCGACTATTACACTCTAATTGAAAGCACTCTCACAACCTACGAAGACACCTACGGAGCGAGTGCCATAACTGAGGTACAATCAAAGCTTGACGGGTTAGACACATACAAAACTACTATCGATACTCAAATGACCGATGGCAGTCTTGGCGTTACCAGTCAATCTGTCCCATCGTTCTACAGCTTTACAAAACAAAGTGGCTCCGATCTTAGAGCTACAATGGCTTTATACAATGGCGATCGGCAATGGCTTATCGACAATTTGCAACTACAGAATTATGCGAGTCTATCAGGAAAACATACTAGAGCTTAAATATGCCCAGACAATACTTTAGAAAGTTCCCACTACAGAACGAAGCTACAGACGGAGATACAACCAACGAGAGTGTATCTAGCGGCGCTACGGATGAACCTAAAGCACCCGCAAAACCAGAAGAAGACGACACAGTAAAGCGTACCCTTAAGAAGCTGCGTGAAGAAGCTGAAGCAGCTAATAAACGAGCTAAACAACTTGAGGATCGCCTAAAAGAGCGTGAGCGTTTGGATGAAGAAGAAAAGGCGAAACGAACTGGCGATTTTGAGACTTGGAAGGAGCGTATAAGAGCAGAAACAGCCGCGCAAATTGAGGCTGAACGTAAAGCTAGGCTTGATGAAGTTTCAGCTACTACCAAAGACGCTGAAGAATTAAAGCAAGAGTGGAAACACGAAAAAATTGTTTCAGCTTTCTCTAAATTCTTAAAGCCAGAATTTGCAGAGCGTTTTGCAAAGATCGAAGATTACAACAAGTTGGTTGAGGTCACAAGGAGTGATAACGGTCGTTACTCTGTAGTAGTAGTTGAATCATTAACGGATCGCACACCTCGATTTAAATCTGATGGTAAAAAGACAGTACCTTTTACTCTTGATGATTTAGCTGATCAAATCGCTAATGAAATCCCTACAGCAGCAAAGCCACTTAACCGCGCTAGTGGTGACAATATCCCTAATGGCAGTGGCAAGCGCCAAACGAGCGACTTTAACCGCACAGCCGATGCGATGGACCTGGTGAAGAGAGGGTTAGGACTTAGCTAATTAGCTGAACTAAAATCATGGAAATCTACCAAATTAGTGGATGCTCGGACGCTTTAAAGGCTTGGGTGCAAAATCTTTTTACTGAAAATGACATTGATTATCACTTAAATAAAATGTCTGACGGATGGTGTTTCGATATTGAGCAAACAAAAAAGTGTATCTCGAAAACAATCTTTGTTGAACGACTTGCTATTTCTAATTTAGATGATTCAGACAAACAATTCTTGTTAAGTGTTTTTTAGCTGACTCAACCAACAAAAGCGCTGTAGTGATATGGCGCTTTTTTGGTAATAAACTTAAGGATTTAATTATGCAAAAAGAAGTTGAAAAAATGAGTGCATCAGAGTTAATAGGTTTTGCCTTACTGAATCCTAATAAAACTAAATCAAGTCTGTCACGGATTGAGAGCGAAAATAGATATAAGTTTTATCGCGATCAAAACTACAATAGCGATCGCGATAGAAGAGCGCAGGAGTGGATAGCGGTACTAAAATCATGAGTATTCAAATTGAAGCGGAAAGGCTTACTGAGAAACATAAAAAAGCATTAATCCTAGAACTTGACGAATTACTAGAAAAATATCGTAAATACCCTGACGGATTCATTTTTTACTTTAGAGGCAAAGATGACGAGCTAGAAGAATGCAAGATTCTTAATGCGTATGTAGATTTTCAGCCAAACAAAAATATTCTTTTTGATTATTCAGGGTTTGCAATTTGGTATAGGTGTCACAGCCCTTATTGGTGTACCGAGGAAGGGACTCATTACCCTATGTCTGAGAATCTTGTGGATAGAGCTATCGAAAAATACGGGTTACATAGCCCGACTACTACCAAAGCTTGATTGACGATTAACGGGAGGCATAGAAGCGATCGCATACCGCAAACAGTCAATACCGTGTGTTACTTGGTTATCGGCTTCTTCTTCAGTGATATTGCCGTATTTATCCTTTTTGCGGTGATACGATTGGCACTCCTCAAAGAACTGAGGCACTGTATCCACAATCTTGATCCGTTCGTGGTAGAAGTCGCTACTCATTAAGTCAACGCCCTTAATAAAGTCGTTTACCGCGCCCCTAACTTCTGAGCAGTAATTCTTAAATGGTTCTTTGAATACTTGCCCCTCTTTTGGTTTCCACGCTCGTAATGATTTGATCGCATCAGGTCTAGAAGGATCGCCAAAGGCTCTATTGACGCGCCACTTCATAGCTAATCTATGGCATTCATATAAAAAATCATCTTCTAATATTGCTTGCCCCTGCATCGTTCTAGGGACACGCCATTCATCGACCACAAACCAGTGATAAAAGCCATCTTTAATAAAGGCGCAAACTACCAAGGCTCTAGGATTTACCGCGCCCCAATCGACTGATAAGATACGATACGCAAACTCATTAGGTAACTCGCTATTACTGATGACATGGCGATCGCTTAACGTTTCAAAAAATTGCCCCTCAAATGTCTCAAAGCTTGCTTCCATTTCTTGGCGAAATAGGCGGGGGGTTAAGCTATTCCTAAGTAGCTCAATATCTTCTGGCTTAAGGTGCGGATTCTCAACGCTCTTATATTTGAATGCTTGCCATACCCTAGGATCGGCAACAAGTGCGTTTTGATAAGCCTCATAGGTATGATTAACCTTGCCCTTGGGAGTATAAGTAAATAGCGCTGTACTGCCTTGCGTATCAGATAGCGCAGGTTGAATAATCTCTGGAAAAATACTTGCTTTCCAGTCTTGCCACTCATCACCCCCAAAATGCCATAGGCGCAAACCACGAGCGCGATCGCCATCGCCATCATTCAAACCCATGATCATTAGATCGGGCATATAAAACTTATACGGATCGGGATTCTTAAATGTAATCGTAAATTCTGATTTGCTGACATTCTCAACCGCTTTGTGATTGCGTAAGGTGTTTAGCAACTGCTTCCATAGCAGCCTACGAGCCATAACCAAGGTAGGAGCAGCTAACACCACTACAGGCGGCGCTACTGGGTTATATGGCGCACCAACCGCAACGCGCTCAAGGGCTTTGTATATCTGCAAGATGGTTTTACCAAAGCGCCGCCCTGATACTGCGATCGTGTATTTGGCTTGGCTATTGGCTATCGTTTGCTGTAGCGGATGTAGTTGGAGCTTCTTCTGCTGTTGCGAGTATGTCTGAGAAAGCGCCGATCGGTTCTGTCGGTTCAAACTGTTCGTTAACGTCGCCAGTCCCATTTTTAAGTAATTCCCTAAGCAGATTTTTAAATTGTTCTATTCCCCTAGATGCAACTACAGCAAATTCGGGCGGTAGCACTTCATTAGTAGCTAAAAAGTTAATAGCGTCAATGATATCCATTTTAGGCTTTTCGCCGCCTGTCGCAAATATGCCAAGCTTATCAGAGTACTCATAAAAAGCGATTGCATCCTTCACGCTCCATTTATCCGTAGGCATAAATATTTGAGTACCATCTTCGCTCATTTCTGGTTTTAATAATGGCACTCTAGCGATCGTGTCAGCTTTCTTAATCAGCTTATCGCGCCTATTCCAAGCATCTCTTTCCATTTGTAAACGTCTATTTAATCGCTCTTTTTGAAGTGCAATAGATTGCTTTTCTAGTTCATCATCATCAAAAGCGCTACAACGTGCTACCCAGTTGTGTTTTAAGCACCATTGCTGTATGATTGATGGCTGTTTGTAATTGCACTCTAATTGTACTTTCTTTGCTGTTCTCTCCCGTCCCATATCCCTATACACACAAAAAGCCGCCCAACTTTTGTCTGTTTCGTTGGGCTGGCGATCGTACGGTTTGGATTTGGTGCGGGTTGTCATGCCATTACATTCCAGAATAATGCTTTTTCTCTTGAGTATTTTTTAATAAATTCCCATGCTTTAGCGTCATAATTTGAGCATGAAGGGAATGGCGGTTTTATCTTTGCATCTTTGTCAAACGTGAACGGATGAGTATATATTTTTGCGTTGCCAAGTTTAGATCGATCTAGCTCCTTTCCTACTTGTACCACGTTTAGCTTAACTCTATCACCAAAGCCTATTTGCAAGGATCTCGATAAAACGCCGCTTCCTCCAACGCACCAAACTTCTGATATATCAGGGTATTGATTATAAATTGATTTTGCTGTACCCGCGATCGCCTCAAATGCTAACGGGGTTTCTAGTCCAAACGGTAATAGATAAGCGCCTGTAGCCTGACAATACGCTTTAGCCTTTGAGATTACATTACTTAAATATCCGTAGGGGACTTGAACAATAGTAGCGCCTGACTTTTTAGCCTCTAAGGTGCGCGAGTGTGGAGTGCCACGTTTAGCGCAAAAGATTGTAACTTTTACCCCTAACTCTGTACCCGCGCAAGCTAGAGCAATTTGAGCGCCGCCATAAACAGGGGATGCGTAAACAACCTCACGATAGGGCTTAATTAGTTGATCTGCAAAGCGCCGCTTAGAGCCGCCTTTAATGTAATCGTCTCTAACTACTAATACCCCTTCATGCTCTTTTATGACAGGCTCAAAAATCATAAAACCTCGCCAAATTGACTAGCTATAGGGTTTTCATCTTGAGTAAAAATTGATTCGTCAATCTCTACATCACCATAAATCTCTCTGATTTTGCTTGGATTACCTTTGAAAAATACGAGAACATTTTGATGCGTTTTGCCAAGTTTGCGCCCTGACTGAAATTGTTTGGTAACCCTGATAGGTAACGAGCCAACGGATGTTACTAAAATTCCCTCGTTATATAACCACATACCGCCATCATGGAAAGCGGTGATGGTGTCTGCAACGAAGTTATTATAAAATCCTTTTTTATCCCTAAAGTCGCCAACGACAAAGCAAGCAAAGCGATCGTCTTTTAGTTGTTTAATACAGTTAGCAATGATTAAGCGATAGGGCTCGATAAATTGCTTATAGGGTAATGTACTCAAATCATTCTCTAAATCTGAGTAAACCTCTAGATCGCCATAGGGAGGACAACTAAAGATTAAATCAAACTTTTCATCCTTAGTAAGCTGCGTAACATTGCGAGAATCGCCATTAATCCATCGCGGCGGATTATCAGGGCATAGCTTTAAACCTTGCGGAATGTTAGCCTCTACCTGCTCTTTCCTTAACTCAATGCCTGTATAGTGCAAACCTAAATAGTTGGCGACAATGCCACGCACCGAACCGCCAGCAAACGGGTCTAAAACTGTACCGTCTTGAGGGCAAAACCAGCGATAAACTAATTCGCAAAGTACGGGGTCAAAGATTGATGTTCCTGATTGCTGTAATGCATCAGTCGGATAAGCATACTCACCTTTGGGAACAGCGAAGCTGTTCCCAAAGCCTCTTGACGGCTTTAAAGATTCATTTTCGTTTTTCATGGTTTTTCTAGGTGCTAAGCGATTGCACATCCCCCCCCCCAAATTTCGCTGCGTTGCTGTTGATATTTGGCATTTTCACCTCTCATTAAATCTTGACCGAAAGTTCTAGCGTAATTGTTTTTTGTCATTGTATAGCACGACCTTTTGAATCGCCTCTTGCTTTATCTTTTGAATACGTCATTGAAGGCATTAAAGAGCCACTAGGAACGGCTAATAACGAGCCTTGCTGCTCATCCCCCCGTTAGGTATTAGTTGATCGCCACGCCCTAACTCGCTTTGAATGCCTAACTCAAGCCACATTCTCTTACGGGTTTGCCAGTAACCTTGTCTTGCATCTAATACTGAGAAGGGAGGGACTACAAACTTTTCGTTTAATGTTTTGCGCTCTGTCTCATCGCGATCGCCTTGATCTTCAGGTGCTTGATATTTAGTATCTTCATGCTCACTCTGATCCCTCGCAACCAAAGCCGCCAACTCATCTTCAAAATACATATCACTGATATCAACTTCATCAGCGATCGCACTTAGCAACTCAATATCAGGATCGTAGTTAAGCTCACTTATGCGATTGTCGGCAATGCCTAACCTGATAGCGCGAGGATCATCAGCCGTGGGGATATCAACCCGTCTAAGGATTACAGGGCGTGTACCGTCAATATCAAATACGATAGGCTCCGATTCATCACCAAAGCGTTCTTGTGCAACTTCTAAGCGTGCGCTTCCTGCAAAGGTTTCGCCGTTAGCAGCCGTAGTTATTGCGCCCTGCCATCCATCCTTTGCAATGACGTTGTCTAGCATCCCCATACCACGGGGGCGGTGTTTATTGAGATTTCTTTCTTGAGTACGAAAGTCTGAGAGCTTGGCCTTACTTTTCGCCATAAATCAACATACGAATTTACAGCGATTCTAGCATTATCAAGCCCATGATGGCGATATCGTAGGGGCGCGGATGTTTTTAGCTTACTGTCCGATCAACATCTGCCAATTTTTGACATCACGAAGATACTCAATAGCTTTAGATGTGTGTTCATCAGGAATGTAAGTAACCTCAATAGTTGGCTTTTCAACTTCAACGATCGCATTATCACGACCCATCAAGCATAAAGTCGTAGGGACACCATGCAATGCAGTCATCGAACTCATACGATCCATGCGTTGAATCTCAAGCCGCATATTTTCGTTAATCAACTCCAACTCACGCAGGCGATCGTTTTGTTGAGGGACTGGCATCGCAACATCAAGCAAAAGTGTTCTGACTTGCTTAGCAATCTCGCGCGGATCTTTCTTGGCTGCCATAATTTTGTAAGTATGATTTTGCTAATAGTTTAGCAAATTACTCCACCCATTCCCATTTCATACCAGCGCTTTTACCACCCCTAGCGATCGCTTGGGATATACAGTTATGCTTAACAAAATTAGCTCTAGCAGCTTCTTTTACGCCCGAATATTCTCTAATGCCATCAGGAGCATAACAACGCACAGCACGGCGAAAACCTCTAGTTGACGGCTCTGAGTTTTTGACTTTTTCGACTAGCTCTGCATCTTCTAGCAGCCAGAATAAGTTATCGCGATCGCAGTTAGCAAAATGCGAGGGATTATTCAGGACTAAAGCGATCGCGTCTTTACGTTTAACTGCATTCTGATTTCTGGCAATTTTGCGGGGTTGCAATTTCCTATTGCGGACAAATGAGCGAACTCGATCCATTGATAAGCCTAACCCTCTCGACAGTTCGTACACAGTAAAATTATCTTCAGTGCATTTGCGACTCAAAGGGGAATTAGATGTCATGCGATGGATTTGAACTTCTATCGCAGTATCTGTCCGTTCTGGGTAGCCTTGTTTTTTAGACCATTTCTTAAAGGATTTAACCAATACAGGAAAAGGCAAAACACCAAGATTATCTTCAAGATATTCGATCTCTTCTTGTTTCCATGCTGATCCGCCTTTTTTCTCTGTGGAAAACTTTGCTGCACACGATCTAGTACAGCAAAGCCGTTTTGTTTTAGCCTCGTCAAATTCTTTCTTGCAAAATATACAGTTTTTCATATTGTCTGCCATATCTTACTCTGATACTTTTGCAACATAGCTAACCAAATCTAGCAAGCGATTACCACGCTTAGCAGCGATCACAGCCTCACATGCTGCGTACTCACTGATGCACTTAGCTAATTTGTCAGAGCGATAGTTGCCACTATTAATCTCGGTTTTTGAGAATCCCATAGCCATAAGTTCCTCGTACCGTACGAGTAAATGCGTAAAAGCAGATCGATATATATGCAACGTATCAAGCTCAAATTGCACTGGGAAATAATCGCGATTAGTTGCCTCTAACGCCCAAGGCAAAATATGTTTTTGCCCTGATTCCGCAATGCAAATAGTAAAGGGCGGCTTTGGCGGATCAAGCAACCAAGTCCTGATTTGAGCGCGTGTGGGGAGGCGATCGACTATTTCTAGCGTGTTCCCCCCCTCAGTATGTTGATTACCAAATTTAGGATAAGAACCATACGCATCATCAGCAGAAAGGAGCCATGACCAGCCCCTAGCAAATAATGTGCTGTATTTTCCCTTCGCTTCATTCCAATAAAAAGCCCTTAACGGAATCACCCATGCACAGCGATCGCATAGATGCTTTGAATCAGGACATCTAGCGCTACTATGTGCAGTAAATGAATCTTTGAGAACTAACGGTTTATCAGCGTTAGGTGCGGCGCAAAGGTAGCAGTAATTATTATTATTCATTGCTTTTTACAAAACTGATTCTTCGCCTGTTTTCATCATTCCCTTAAAGTCAGAAGACGTTTTAGGTTTTGATTCAGTTGAAAACCATCGCCCATCAACATCTTTAACAGTAAATTTTCTGTCGTCAATTGCTACGACAAAAGAAGAAGTCCATCCGATAGGATTAGCATTGGATTTTAACCACTCATAAACCTCGGAGTAGGAACTCGCAAAATTATTTGATTCAACTTGAGCCAAAATATCCATTTTAATTACCTTCTTAGATACAAAACGAGCGCCCTTACCTTGAACTACAACAAAAAGTACATTCTTCCATTCCTCTGCTCTCTTGATTTGGTTGGGAGAGACGTTTAAAGCGGTTGCGATTTGTGCGATTTGGTTGGCGTTCATGGCTTTGTTTAACTCGATAACCTATTGTTGATCGAGTCCATAGGTTTTGTCAATAGTAAAACCAAAAATATTTAAACTCTTAATATTTGTTTACAAAGTAGGGTATCGGCGCACAAAAAAGCCGTTGCCACTGTGACGGTTTTTGATAATGGTAAAATAATAGACTAGCCGAAGAATTTAAGCGTAACGATTAAATACTAAATAAGCGTCGCCCACCTTTGTTGGAGAGAAGCAGACAGGCGATCGCGAAGTGTGTTGTAAAGAAAAGCTTCTCCGCTTTATTTTAGCACTGCCAAAAGGATAGTCAGCATCTTTAAGGACTAATGCTTCAAAACCGTTAGTTACTCAAAAGGGGAGCAGAGACCAACTAAAAAGGCGTTTGAGTCAGCACATAAAAGTAAAGACCTCTACCAATTACGGCGGAGGTCTTTACTTTTTAATCTTAAGGAGCTAAAATTCAAATACCACTAAGAAAATTCAGCGTCCTATTTCTATGTAAACAATCTTAGCAGCTAGAGTAATAGTTTTGCAATAGGTTGATATAAAGATTTTAGGTTTAGTGGTCAGCGTGGGATAGTGGCTGACTGTATTCCCATAAGGCGAAACTTGCGATGACTCAGTGCATGGCTTTGTTTTAAGCTTTATCCCGTGTTAAAAGAGCCTAGCAAAGCTCTTACTGAATCAGACACGGTGGCAACATGTCGGTGGTGTCGGAATAGCGATCCGAGAGATAAGCGCAGTTAGTAGAGCCTGAAAGCAGCCACCCGCAAAACGAGATTCACCCAGTAACAGAAGTTACAGTGCAATGGGTTGATATATTGACTTAGGCAATCAAGTGAAAGGCTTGTAAATGTTGAGTATATAAACACTCAGCTAAGGACTCTTCATGCTCAAATCTAGAGCATCGCTGATTTAAAGATTAAATGCAAAAAAAAAGAAACAATCAAAACTGAAAATTAGTTGAGCAAAAAAAATGAGAACCACACCAACAATAGGAAAACTCAGGTACAAAGCAAATCGGCTTGTTAGATTTTCATCCCTCTAAATTAGATCGCTGTCATAGGCGATCGCTTTGCTGTGTTTGGGTTTGAGGATAAAAAAAAGAAATAGTTATTTAGTGGTTGACATAATTATTTTTTAGTGGTAATTTTAATTTATAGCAAATAACACAAAGGAAAAAGCGATGCAAGTTTTAGATTTAGGCAATAACGAATCATTAACCACTGGAATTTTTGAAGATAGTGACGGAACATTTGAAGCATTGACACTTACTCAATCCAAGTCATTCAAAACCCGCAAAGGTGCTGAAAAATGGCTAGCTGCTAGAGGTTACGACGCAAACGGAAAAAAACAAATCAATGGCTAGACCTAAAGGCACAACCAAGCCTGATTCACTTGTATTTATCAAAGTGGTTTTGGGCGTAACAAAAGAAACAGAGGAGTGGTATAAATCACTCCCTGAAGGAACAAAGGCTAAAACTATGCGCGATGCAATTAATTTGTATCGAAGCCAACAAAACCAACAAACTGGCGAAGATTTTGGCTGTGTTTTGCATGAGATAAAAGATTAGAAGTAAACAAGATGAATAACACTAACGACTATTACCTATATCAAGGCAAAATCTACCACTGCTCTGACGTGACAGCAGAAGCTGAACTCTATGGCGCTGACAGCTCCTATGGTTATGGCAAAACACTTTTATTTTTGGATGAACTTGGCGAATATGTTGATGCCAATGATTGCGTACAAGTTGCGCCTAATTTCTGGCAACATTTTGGGTTTTGGGTTTGCTCGGTAGTTGCAAGTTTGAATGCAAAAATTCAAGATTTGCGCCGCCCAAAATATGATGATGCGCCATTTGATGACTATGTACCTTTTGATGATTGTGAGTTTTAGGTTATGAAAAACAAATGCTATGGCGTGGTAATTTCTCTTTACAAACACTTAAAAAGTAACGAGATTTTTTCTTCAGTAAAATTTACTGACAGCGAGAAAAGTGCAATTGCTTTAACGATGCAATCTGAGCAAGTCGCAAAGTTCTTGTTAGAAGGATATTCGATCTCTTCTAAAAGTGCTATTGACTTCGATCCGTCTATTGCTCCAATCAATTCAGATAGTGAGTGTATTGTTATTCGAGAGTTTAGCGGAGAACCAAGACAGCTACACATTGATTTGCGTAACAATTACACAGAAAGCTATAAGCGCGATCTTCAGGCTTTTCTGTCTAAGTACTATCCAAACTTGCAACCAATTTATCCAGAGTTTGTATCATGAAGTTTTTCACCATGAACCCAACATACGAAATCGAAAAAGAAGAAGCACAGCCCATGCTACAAGTAATCAGAAATAAGCTGATTGAATCGGGTTACAAGTGTCGCAAATTTACATTGATTACATGATTGAGTCAGCGATTGTTAATAATGATTCTGCAATACATCATAGACGAACCGCCCAAAAACACAAGTAACGGGCGTGGCAACTGGATACTACACCTCAAAGAAAAGCAATCACTGAAGCAAGGCGGCGCGATTGAGTCTGCTTTTGATTGGGATACCAAATCACAATTACGCATACACTTTCATCGCTTTGCTGCTGCTAATAGACCGATGGATGATGACGGCTTGGCGATCGCTTTTAAACCTGTGAGAGATGGTTTGATTGACAGCCTATCTCAGTACTTTGGACAGAAATTTGATGATGGCAATCAGGATTTATTCCACTTTGTTTACTCGCAATGCAAAGCGCCCGATCCTGTTTTTGCGGATACCATTGTGATTACGATTGGCTGTATGCCAAGTCCATCACCATATAGTAGCGTGGTGATTAAATGGGGCCATAATCCCATGTTGCATGACGAAGCCTCTCTCATCGCCACACTTGGCGAACTACGCGCCGCTAGGATTGCTGAGATAGTTGCTGAGCTTAAGTGGTCAAAGACTGGAACTAAGAAAGTGGATAAGCTTAAGAAAGAGTTAGTCAAAACGCAGAAGGCGATCGCGCATTGTGTAGCTGAAACTGTGTTTAATTAACCCTATGCAACATCCATTAATTATTTGGCGACCAGAAGGAAATTATAAAAATTTACTACGCACTTTCTGCTCTATGCGCGATCGCATATTTAATTTAACATAAAAGCCGAGAGCGTGGAATCGAACCACTTAACACCTGACGGGCTTCACGTTTCAGATGGTAGACCTGACTCACTCTCAGAAATTAAAGTTTATCATAAAATCCAAGAGCTAGGAATCGAACCTAGTAAATCAGCAATCGCCACCATCTGACAAACCTAATTATGGCTATTAGGCGCGAGTACCTTCCCGCTACTCTCGGTTAAAGCGATCGCCAGTAGCTCATCTCTGTGCAGTGGCGATCGCGTTTACAATATTAGCATTAAGCTTTATCGGTTGCCATCGTGAAAACACCGCTTGAAATCAGAACAGCCATACTCGCTGCTATTCCCGATCTAATTGGCATCAGGTATTTTGGCGACATTGTGCAACCCTCTATCTTGATGCTTCCAGATCCCGCACTTGAGGACGGAGGACTTTCTTTCCCTGCAATTATTAACGGGAATGTAGTTAAATATCAAGGCGTTGAAATAGTCGTATACCGTCACAGAGTCTTAGATAGCTTTACTCCCATGCTTAACTCAGAGGTAGATTATCGAGCTAAATCATGGGTATTGCTTAAGGATCATGGCAATCTTGACAATTTTAGCCTTACTCAAATAAACGCATATAGAGATGCAGCTAATCTTGATCCAATTACTGAAACAAACCTAAGCGAGGGTTTATCACTAGCGGCGGCGAAAGTTGCCAAGCTCTTAGATTTGTACAAGCAGCTACCACCGCCATCGACAAAGCCAGATCAAGCGCCCCTACTGGATAGCATTATCTTTGAGTTTGATTACGCAGGATATTTGTAACGGAATATTACGATCTAAAAAATAGTTTATTTACCCTATTGACACCTTTCGTCTAGTGCTGATACTATTACTCGTATAGACAAAACAAAGGAGCAAACGACCATGAAATTAGCTAACGCGATCAAAAAACTAACAACTAACGGGTTTGAAGTTACAACAAGCGCTCACACTCTCCAAGCCAAGAAAGGGAATCAAATTGTAGGTTGTGCAATAAGCAGAGATGGATCGGCTAATTCTTTTTATACCAAAAACGCTGATCAGCATTCAGACGTGCAGAGAGATTATTTTGTTGAAAGATGGCATAACAATATATCGCAAGCAATTCAGTTTGTTAATAGATACGACAAAGCCTAACCACACCCGCGCACATCAGGGGCTTAACCGCCCCTCTCTCAATCAACATTCTAAAAAATAGTTTGTTTACCCTATTGACATCTTTTACTTAGTGATGATATCTTTAGTACAGAAAGAAAACAACAAAGGAACAAACGGAGTAACAAGGCGATGACTAAAGTAGAAATTAAAATCATTAAATCTAGAATTGCTAAGCTTATGGAATGCCCATTGCGAGCTATTAAAGATTTTTCCTTGAATGAAAATGGCACAGTTTTTGTGGACTTGGGTAACAAAGGGACTCGTATTATTCCCAAAAAATATTGGGAATCGTAACTGACGCAGCACACATCAGGGGCTTAACCGCCCCTGATTCAACTAACTAACAAAGGTGATGACAATGCAAAAATTATTCATGATCCAAGCGTTCCTACAACGTTATTCCGAACTGCATCCTGATAAGGTTGACGGCAAGATCGGCGAAGAGTACATTTTTGACTCATGGGAAGACGACATTTTATCTGTACGCATGGCTGATGAGGGTTACGAATACTCATGGCAGTCTGAAGGTATTTGGCACGCATTGGAAACAGTAAGCGAGTTAAAGGAGTTGCTGAGCCATGAGTAACCGTCCTGACTGCCCATACTGTCACAAACCAATGTGCTTTAACGGCACAAAATCGTCGGGAGCGCGACAATATCGCTGTAGGCGTGGTTGTCTCACACCTGAAGGGAAAATTGTAACCTTGACTATTAGCGATCGCAAACGTGGAGGTCAAACGATAGGCGATGAGCCCATGAGTCAGGCTGAGTATGATTTACGATACAAGTTGGCACATCCTGAGAAGTATAAGGAAGTGCATAAGTACAAGCCAAAAACTAAGGATAAATAGCTAATTGTAAACAAATATTACAAATATCTTGACACCTTTTATCTAGTACTGATATATTGATTACATCAAGAAAACAACAACAAAGGAGTAAACGACCATGACTACGACATCAGTTAACACACGATACGAAATGGCTTTAGTTGATGGAGAAAAGGTTCTAAAAATCCTTGGTTACAGCGAAAAGAAAACCAAATCTCGCCTTTTTTCGGTAGTGACAGAATACGATTTAACTTCATTCTTTACCGAAAAAGAATTAGACGGAGATTTTTCATATTGCAAGGTTAATGGGATTCGCTTTTCCAATTCAAAGAAAAGAGTCTGCTTTACTGGTAAGACCGAAAAAGCCGCTTAGCTACACCCCGCGCAAATGAGGGAGTAGCGCCCCTCTCTCAACTAACCAACAAGGTAACAACAATGCTCACACAAATTAACTGCTACTTTAATCACGCATGGGACAGCGAAACACACCCCGATCTAGCTGACAAGAAAGCGGCGATCGCATTAGCTAAATCCTTAGCTCCCAATGTCAAAAGCTTTGAGTATAACGGTAGCCAAGCAGATGGCTTTGAGTTTTACTTTACAGAGATTGTGACTGTGACGGTAGACTTTGAAGATGGCGACTGCCTAGCAGACTTCGATGAAGTTCAGAACGCACAGCCATTGATTGCTGGCGGCGAAATGACAACGGCTCGTAGGGTGAAGTAATGCATAAGAAACTTAGCGATGACATGATCTCAGCTATAAACCTTGATATCAACAATTTTGGGAGTTCTGATTTTATCAATAGTTTAGGAGAAACTGATACTAGCGATCCTTGGCATTACGAAACAGCGATCGCTCACAAATCCTTGATTCAAGTAGGTATGAGAGTTGATTGCGTCAATATGTTTGGCAATCAACTTGGAACAGTCCGAGAATTAGAGAAAGGTTCTGTACTTATTTCTTTAGATTCTGGATTTGTCGCTCGGCATAGCTACTGGGATATATATCCAATCGCATAATGGCAACAAAAAAGCGATTACAATACCCGTAATCGCTTTTTTGTTGCCATTATGCTTAAATTCACCCTACCCAACACCCCGATCGCCGCTAAGCTCTTATCCAAGCTCACAAACATAGAGCCTGTGATAAAGACTGTCAGCGCGGATCATGTGATTGCACTGCAAGATAATATTATTCGTGAGGGTGGCGATCCTGATACGGGTGCGGCGTGGAAAACACTATCAGCCAAGTACATTGCACATAAGCGCTTAATTGGCGCGTTCCTTACGATTTTGCGGCGTACTGATGCGATGCGTAAAGGGATAACAGTAATATCAAGCGATGGCAAGAGCTATCGAATATCGGTAACAGGTGAGGCTAAACGGTACTTTGCATATGCCAATGAGGCGCGGCGGTTTTTAGGGATGTCGCCAGAGACGAAAGAACGCGCTAAAATTGAATTAAGCAAGCATTTAAAGAAATAATGCAACTCCCTAACCTCATACCCCCATTTGCGCCCAAAAACCCCGATGGCAGTTACAAGCTTAACTGCACGTTTTGGGTACGGAATAGCATAGATACAGGCACGGTTAACGCGCTAGGTAATCCTGTGATTGATAGCGATACAAGAGCGGTGCAAGGATGGGCAGTGCGTGAAAGCAATCCGCAATTACTTGAGACGATCGGCGCTAGTGTGGAGGAAACACCGATCAAGATATGGATTCAAGATCCCAAATGCTTGCCATCCAATTTTGCGTCATTTAATAACGTGCGTTGTGAGTTAGATTTAGGCGGTAAGCGTGTTGGTTTGCTTCGTCCTGTGCCGATGGCACATCCGTTTGTGCCTAGTAATTTTCAATTTGTGATTGGAGCTTTTAAAGGAGTAAATGCATGAAGAGAAAACTAAGACGAATAAGGCATACTCGTCCTGAATGGGTTACGGCTTTAAATTTTGCAAGAGTCTACCCAACAGCGCAAATAAATGAAGTTCTAACTCAATCAATAAATGGAGTTAGATTCGTGCAGATACATATTAAAAATTGGGTGAATGCTTGGTACTGGGCTAAAGGAAACGCAGAAATCAGGACAATTGGAATCAAACCAAATAAAACAAAACCATGAAAAAATACCTACTCCCCCTTCTACTTTTCGTCATACCATCCCCTGCGATCGCTATTGAACCTCTCAACTATCCCGCCAACTTTATCGAATGGCGCGGCGTAGTCTACAACCTCGATCACTTAGCTGGTAAAGGTGTGCAGCAGATCATCACAGTGCAGCAAAAGCCTGTTGAGAAACCAGCGGAATCGCGTGAGGTGAGAGACAATAGGCAGCGGGTTAATTTTGAGAATGCTCGGAAATTGCTTTTGATTGAACGCTTACGAAATATGCGATAATCACAGTGTAAATCGCTTGACTGCGTGTTTACTCCTTTACTATGTCTTGAATGCGATCGCTGTCCTGAGTTAATTGGATGGCGATCATTTTTTATTAATCAGTTATAAAACTTTCTAAAATCTTGCCTTTTTCGATGCCATCACAAGCAATGCCGATTTGCTTGACTGTTAGCAAGTGTTTGTCGTTTTCTGGAACCCAATTCCAATGATTTAATCTGTCCTTGCCGCCATCCATCGCACTAGGCTCAAACGACAGATCCTTAGCTTCTTCTTCACTATCAGCGCAAATCACAAAGCCAAGATAACAAGAATAGGACTCTGACTCATGCGATTCAATTGGCTTTACTAGGTATAGGTTTGCCATTTAGTTTCTCCTTGCATCACTAAGCATTACCAAAACAAACAAACCAATCCAAATAATAGCCAATAAATAACCGAAAAAATTTGATATTAAATCAAAGTAATAAATAATCTTTTCAAGCCATGAAGCGTCTGCCAAATTCTGATAAATCCTCATCTTCAACCTCTCCTTAAATAATCTCGATTGTTCCCATGATTCGGGCGCGGCTCTTGCTGTGATTTATTTTTAGTTGCAAGATAACCTTCTCTGATAAAAAAATAGATTATCTCAGTGCGATATCCCTTGCCCTTCTCGCAATCTGGCATAAGTTTATTAAGCTCTGCAAGAAAAGCAGATGTGATGACGATTTTTATTTCTATTGATTTACCTTCTTCCATGCTTACTTACCAACGAGACGGGCGATCCAATCAACTATGACGATCTGCTCATATGATGAAGGCTCTCGACTAATCTTTTTGTATTTCTGCCTTAGCTCCATGATTGCAAAGCAGATATCAAGCTGCTTAGCATCACTAGGCAAGTCCAAAAACGAGGCAATACCAGATAGAGAGCGATTTAGTCTCTCAATTTCGCGATCCTTGTCTCCTGTAAGTTGTTCAATCTTGGCGATCGCTTCATTCTTATCTATCCTCTTGATTTCTTTCTGATCATAGGCGTGCTTTTGGGCTTGTAGATTTACTGAGTTCAGCAAATCATTAATAATGAGACTGCCATAAATCTCATACTCACTACGCTTTTTAAAAAGGGCTGCGTGAATGTCGCATAATCGGCGGAATCCAGTAAGAACAATTTTTTCTTCTTGCTTGGATCTGTAATGGTCAAGACATTCTGTATTAGCCCTATTTAAAATGTCAACAATCTCCGATAGACAGCGATTTAGTCTCTCAATTTCGCGATCCTTGGCAGATTTATGATCGCTATCATCACAGATTTCTGAGACTTCTTGCGGATCATAACGTGGAGCCTTTTCAAACTCCTCTTGTTCTGCAAGCCTATCAAGGATGATTTTGTCACTTCTGTTTTGATTGGCTTGCAAGCGCTTAATCTCAGCGATCGCTTCATCATTGCTAATGTCTTTGCCAACTAGATCAATTAAAAGCTGTTTGACCTCAAGCGCAAATTGAGTAACCTCATGATCGCGTTCCCAGCGCTTGTATCGGCCCATGAGGTACTCAATAAAACCAATAGAATCAGGGTCGCTAACTTCAGGCGATACATGTAAAAGGCTTTTCACGCGGTCGCGAAATTCTGCTAGCTCTTTGATTTTAACTTTCAAGCTCTTAGGGTTGTCAAACATACACGAAATTTCAAACAAAATATCATTGTTTTCTGCAACCCTTTTAACCTTGTTGATGATAGCTCTATCGCTCAAAAAATCGCCGCCAAAAATATCGCTAATGCTACGGCGAAACTCTTTCAAATCTTCAATATTTTCACTCATAAAATCTCAGTCCGTAGTTAGTCCGCGATCAGTCCGTACTCAATATTATAGCTATTTTTTGATGCAATCCTAGAGGGTAAAGTATCTAGGATTAAAATCATGGGTGAGAAGCTCACGACATTTGAGACGGGTAATGGCGCTAAAGTTGAGATCGTGCCTTTAGGTAAAGGCGACACCGATTACCCCAAGCGCATTGCGATCACCGTTACCACGGCTGCTCTTAAGAACGCGACTTCTGTTGCTGTATCTTATAGCGTTGCAACGGCTGGGCAAACCATTAAGATCCCTGCTGGAACTTGTCTGCCATTTACCGATCCAGTAACTGGGAACGTAGTTAGCGCAACGGTTACAACTGCTGTCAGCACGGCGTTAAGCACTGGGTCGGGGCCGTACACTGCGACTGGCTCAATTGCACTCGATGCGAACCATCTAGCGATCCCAAATAACAGCACTAGCTCTAACTTTATCCCTCTTGGAGCGCGTTCAACAGCTACAGGTACAGTAACCCTCGCTGATGAACAGTTGCGAACCTTTGACTCGACCCTATTTGATCAAGGTCAAATCGTTAGTGGCGCGGGTGAATTTAGCTGTGATGGTGCGTTTAGTTCTATCGATGCTGGGCTAACTACCGTAGCCAACTTGACGATCGGCGCAACTGCGATCGATGGTACTACCGTGATTTCAACTCCAGGGAATTATATGTGGGTAGTTATCACTACTCCGCCTCCAGCGGCTGGTTATACATCGGGATCGGTTCGCCGTGCTATCTGCTATTGCACAGACCAGACTATTGACGTACAGGCTGGCGCGATTAGCAAGCAAAACTTACCTTTCAAAGCTAACGGAAGTGTATTCACAGATCCCGCAGTCGTAACTTAATGCACGAATATCTAATCTCTCCTAAAGCATACGCAATAAGCTGCAAGCTAGACGGCAAGCAGCTTATTGCCGAAATGCTTTATCTAAGGGAAGAGTTTACGCAAGAAACAAAAGTAGATTTATACAGTGGCGATCGCGTTTTGGTTGCCACTGTATTAATTCCAAAGACTGACATTAATACACATCAAAATATCACTTTGCAAATATGCTAATTTTTGAGATTGAGCAAAAGCCTCACTTTAAATCTAAAACCGTTTTTGGTGTTGAAATTCCTTTACTAGGGGAATTAACCGTAGATGAAGCGATTGCAGTCGATAAAGCGATCGCTATTGATTTAAGCTCGACCAGTGCCAATACTGAGTGGAAAATCGTACAGGTATCGGCATGGTTGGCGGTACGATTATCTGTAAGCCGTGAAGAAATTACAGCACAACTCAAAAAGTCAATACTTTTGATCGAGGCTTTGTGGCTAACTTTTGTATCTGAACGCGAGGGAATTACTGAAAACTATGAACTTGATGAACCCGTGACTGAGGGAAAGGACGGAAGTCCAACCGTACCGTTAAAGACATCGAGGAAGAGTGGAATCAAATCTACCTCAAACTCACAGGATCAAGATTCCGAGACAGATTTAGTGGAGATTTCGGGTCTACTCGAATCAGCGTAATTAGGCAATATCTTGCTTATATTAACGAGCAAGAGTTACAGCGATCGGCAGAACTAGAGGTGATAGCGGCGCGAAATACCCTAGCTACTGGTGATTTTAAAGACCGTGAGAAAGCCTTTAGATCGCTTACACCATCACTGCAAGCATTGCGTAGAATGCAAGCTAAGAAGCGGATGTCTGTAGGCTTTGCCAAGAAGTTTGCTTTGCTGTTTAAGAAAGGCAAGATCCCGAATTGGGTTGTAGAAATTTGCGATTACGAGACGATTGAATTATTAGCTGAGTAAAAATATGCCAACAGTCCACGTTATACCAGTCAATGATCTTCGAGAACACGAAGAAAACGAAGACGGCTCTTGCTGGTGTAATCCACGCATAGAGCAGGAAGAAAACGGGCTAGTAATTATTCACAATTCTCTTGATGGAAAAGAAATTTTAGAAGGTCTTGACCTACAGCGTAAAGATATCCCCAATCACCTTGCCTTAGTTGCTAAGCATTGGTTGATGCTTAGCGATACAGACGATCTAAACGTAGCGATCGCTTTGAGATGGTTGCAAAAAAGGCATAAGTATTTGACTCTAACATTAGAGTCAAACAAGGCTTCAACCCAAGCAATGGTTAATTATTTCGACACTTTTTTAAAAAGTTTGATTGAGGGTGACTAGATATGGCTGATGAGAATTACGCAATTAGAGTAAGTTTTGAAGGTATCAACGATGCGATCGGAGATATCGACAAACTGCAAAATGCTATCAGTAATATCAAAGCACCTGTTTTTAACTTGGGCGGTGATGACGCGACTAAAATTGCTGAGGCATCGCTCAAAAAGTTACAACTTGAAATTGATGCGCTGGAAGAGAAGAAAGCTAAAAGCGCTGCAAATGACTTACTAAGAGCCGAACAATTAGCAGCTAAACAAGAGCAAAATGCACAACGTGAATCACAGAGAGATGCTGATGCAACCGCACGAAAAGAAGCTAATGCTCAGAAGGTTCTCGATCAATTAGAAAAGCAATTTGCGGCGGCAAATGTGCGGGTAACTCAAGGCGGCAATGAAGGTGCTGATAAAGAAGCTAAATTCACAGCGCAAAATCTGCAAGAGGCTCTCAGGTATAAACAACAATTAGCAGCTATTGATAAAGCTGGATTTAGCGCTGCCGATGCTGCTAACGCGAAAGAATTGGCAGCGGGCATCAACTCGCTTAACCTCCAAAAAATCGAGAAAGAATTTGGAAAAGTCAACACAGGTCAGCGTAATTTCACGGGAAACCTAAAAGATAGTGCTGAACTATTGGGAATTGCGGCTCAAAAAGTAAAGCAGTTCCAAGAATCAGCTAGCGCCGCTTTTGCTGAACAACGCAAGTCACAAGGGGCGTTAAGCGTACAGGCACAAGATGCAAAGGGATTAAGTGAAGCATTAAAAGGATTAGCAGTAGAACTCAAGAATCAAGTTTCCACAGCCGATCTAACTGCCAATGCTGCGACAGTAGCACAGCAAGGCTATCGCGGCACTAAAGAGAATATTGATGTACTAAGGGCATCGCAAAAGCTTGCTATCTCTGAACAAATTGACTTTAATCAAGCACTCGGACTCACATCAACAGTATTAAAAGCCTACAACTTACCAGCTAGCGACGCAGCAAAAGTGACCGATCAATTGGTTGCCACTGCTAGGGCTGCTAAAGTTCCAGTAGGAGAACTAGGGGCGCAATACGATAAATTAGCTAGCACTGCTGCGGGTACAGGTACTAGCTTTGAGCAATTAAATTCATTTATTGCTAATGCATCAAAGCAGGGCATCACAGCCAAAACCTCAGTAGGAGCGCTTAACCAAGCTCTTGATGGTTTGCAAAGTGGCGATTTTGTCAAGAAAGCTCAGGGGTTAGGTATTGTTTTAGACGAGCAAAAAATCAAATCGGGTGGACTAGAAGAAGCTCTTAAGCAACTTAAAGCACAAGGAATCGACCAAAACTCAACCGCACTTAATACCCTATTTGGCAGTGCTAAAAATGTTAATGCTGTCTTACCGTCTCTGCAAAATGGCTTAAATACTGTTGCGGATGCAAGCGGCGCTGTAAATGCGAACTTTGAGAAAGCAGCAGGATTTAATAAAGCGGCTGCTAGCGCCAATCAACTTAAGGATGCACTCGCGGAAGTTGGGGCAGTTATTGCGCCATTCACACTCGTAGTTACAAATACTTTAAGAGGTGTTACCGATGGCTTTGCAAAATTAGATCCTGCTATCAAGGGTGTAATTGGTACGCTAGCTGGTTTAGTTGGTGCAGGATTTGCTATTTCGGCTGTAGTTACAGGTACGTTAGCTGTAATTACTCCTACGATTGGCGCGTTTAAAATTTTAACGGGTGCGATTGTCGAGAAGACTATTGCTGAGAATGCATCTGTTGCAGCTACCAAAGGATCTATTGCTGCTACCGTTTCTCAAGGCATTGCACAAAGTGCTACAGCCATCAAAACTCAAGCTAGTACGATCGCCACTGGTTTATATAGTCTTGCTACCACGAAGATCACAGGTGATTTAATCCTTGCTAATGCCCAATTAGCAATCAAAAATGTGCAACTAGGTTTAGTCGCTGCTAAGACTGCGATCGCCACGGGTGCAACGGCTTTATATTCGGGTGCTACGAAAGTACTCACAGGATCGTTAGCGGCTGCTACAGGGGCAGCTAGCGCTTTGATTATCCCTCTAGGATTAGCTGCTGCTGCTGCGGGTGTTTTATTTGCACAAATCAAAGCTAACCAGATTTCTGAATCTTTGGATGCACTCAACGCAACTGGGATCGGAGTAAAAACTTTAGGTGATGAAGCGATCCGATCTGCTACTAAAGCCCAAACATTTAGCAATCAACTTAAAGGACTTACGGCTGAAGGTAAAAAAGCAAGCGAGCAACAAATTACCGATGCTAAAAATCTGGTAAAAGCCAATGAGGAAAGACTGAAGGCGATCGTTGAACAAGAAAATAAAATCAAGCAAGGCGGCGCGATTGATGAAACTAAGGGGACTAGAGAGGGTCAGTTAATTGATTTAAAGCAATCAGAGAATGCTCTGAAAGGACAAAACGATATTCTTAAGGAGCAAATTAAATTAAACGAAACTAATGCGAATGCATCGGCTGAATTTGGTAAGGCGGCTCAAGTAAATACTGAAGAGCTTAAAAAACAAGCGATCGCGGTTAAGGAGATACAAAACCAAGACGCTGAAAAAAATATCAAGCGATCCTTTGAAGACACCAAAGCCAAACGCGATCGTGAGAATGCCAATGCAATCAAGGCAATCGAAGAAAAAAATGCACTCGCAAAAGGTGAGCTAGATCGCAGGCAAGCGCTAGAAACAGAGGCACTAAAGGAAAAGCAAACCCTAGCTTTACAAGATAAGCAACGCGCATTTGACGACACTCAGAATGCCAAAAAACTACAACTTGAGGATGCTCTTGATGCTAAGAAACGTGCAAACGAGGAGAAACTAAACAAACTCAAGCAGGATTTTGATGACAAGCAAAATGCGCTTAAGGAACAGAGAGCAGAAAAGCAACGTAAAGACGATGAAGCTTTTGCAGCGCAACGCGCTCAACGTGACAAACAAGCGTCTGAGGCTTTGTCAAAAGCTAAGCAATTAATCAGTAATGAGGGTGCGATCGCTACTGCTAGCCCAGAAGATCGGGCTAGGATTGCAGCGCAAATCGAAGAAGAAGAACGCATTAGAGCACAAGCGGCGACCCAAGGCGTAGCTGGTGGTACTGAATCCCAAGAACAATTAGTAGCTAAAGCTAAGCAAATAGCTCAAGTATCCGCGATCGCTACGGGTGAAGAGCAGAAAAAAGTACAGCTTGCCTTAGACGAATTGGAGAAAGCCAACAAAGCCAAACAAGCTGAGATTGATAAAGCTGAAGATGCAAAGCGCACTGAAGCTAAGAGAGCTAGTGACAAGGCTTTTGAAGCTGAATTAAACGCTGCTAAGTTGGCTTTTGATGCTGAGCAAAACGCTGCTAAGTTGGCTTTTGAGAACACTGTACTCAAACCTGAAAAGCAAAGAATCGAAGCTGAATTACAGGCTAGTAAATTAGCCTTTGAGCGTGGCGAGTTAGCTACATTTAAGAGGGAACAGCAAGCGCAAGAAGATGCTCTTAAACTACAGCAAGCCGCCAAAGATGCTGAACTCAAAAAAGCTGCTGATGCTGAGTTAGAAGCGCTTAAGATCAAGCAAAAAGATGCTGAGTTAGCCAAGGATCGCGCCTTTGAAGATCAGAAAATCGAACGTGAGAGAGTATTTAAAGAGCAACAAAGGGCGCTAGATAAAGCGTCTGCGATTGAGATACAGCAAATTTTAGGTAAGTCTGCACAGCAAATTATCAGCGCTCTATCAGTCGCCAAAGGGGCTTCACCACTTAGCGGCGCTGTAGGGGTAGGTAAAGTTCCTGCTTTTGCTAGTGGTGTTACAAACTTCCGCGGCGGTATGGCATTGGTAGGAGAACGAGGTGCTGAGCTTGTGACATTGCCTAGAGGCTCTAATGTGTTGCCCGCAAACCAGACTAAGAACGTATTGAACAATTCAGGAGGCAATAAAACCTATAACGTAAATGTGACTACTGGTAGCGGTAATGCTACTGAGATCGCTTTGCAAATTCAAAGAGAGATGGCGCGATCGGCGGCGTTGAGTATGTAAACTAAAAGCCCCGTCTTGACAATATCAAGACGGGGCTTTTAGTTTACAAGTTAAGGTTCTTGACAGGATTCAAGAGTGATGCATCTAATATCGTCTTTAACAGAATACTTGCCTAAATTAAAATCACCTTCATCTTCAGCTTTCCAGATTTTATTCATTAATGTAGATTCGAGATAATCCTTGTCACCATCAATCACAGAAAGAACTTCCAGTCTAACAGCTTCATCGTTACCAGATAAAGACGTATCTGCTCTGAGCAAATCAACATCAATTGTATACAGAGTTGGCTCTGCATCAATACCGTTTTCCCATGTGAAATGTAGCTGTACTTTGTTACTCATTAAATGTTTACTCCTTATAATTTTCAATTAGCCAGATGATCGCCGCATTTAAATTTGGCTGATCTTTGTAAGAGCCTTGATTGACTTTTAGCTCTTTTTGAATAGCGATCGCAGTCAATACTTCTTTGTGCTTAACGGTAAGCAAAAATTGAAGTCTTAGGCGATCGCTTGTTTTTGGTCTTCCAACTTTACGCTTGACCATTCGACTCTCGCAATTTCAAGACAGAGGCTCTAGTCTCTTGAATGAAATTGTGAAGACCTTGCCAGTTATTCTCGATCACGCTATTTTTAATCTCTTTTACCAATTCTGAGATCCTTGTTTCTGGCAAATACCAGTCAGACTCAAGCGTAGAAAAACTCTCAATGATTGACTGTCTAGTGGCATCAGTCATACGAGAGATCGGTGTTGTCTTTGGCATTATCAAATGAGATACAGTATCCACAGGCTGCAATCCTTCTGATTCTGCGTTGTCGAGAATGTTTTGAGTAACCCAGAAAGGATGATAAGTACGATCGGAATAAACTTCGTTCAAGATTGCACAATCAGCATTTGCGTCATCAATGCTTTGGATTTTTAGACTGTTCCCAGACTCTTTAAATACTGGTTTCTTGTAAGGATACAAGTCTGTTTCAACATTCTCGTATTCTTTGGAAGTCCAACGGATGATATAACCTTCAGCAATAGACGTAGATTCTTCTTTTGTCCAGTTTTGCTTTAAAAGTTGTTTGCCATAGCAATCAAGGAAGATATCACGATGTCCGCTCTCATTCGCGGCTTGCAGCATGGCTTGCAGCATTTCTTCAGGAGTTGATATTACGCCATCTACATGCTTTAGTTCTAGCACTGAAATACGAGAAAGGATCTTTAATCGCTCTTCGATAGGTAGAGATAAATACGCTGAATTGCTTGCCATGTTTTTTAACTTGAAATTTCTTTACCTTTAAATATTACTACACACTAATATTATTTGTCAAGTACTATTTTGCAATAAAATATCTAAAAGCTAAGGTGAAGCGATTCTAATCGCTAAACAGAGTAGAAAGATCTATAACTTTTCCTAATCTATTCAAACAACCTTTGCGACCTCGACTGATAGCGATCTGGCAACACCTTGTATAATGCAAATCCTTGTTAGATACAGGTATATGCCGATTGCGGTCGGCAGATAAGGAGATATTACCGTTAGTCTCTTCAGCGCCGCAAATATCGCAAACTTGCATAATCTTGTTTTGATAGGTTGGTTAATTATTGCAAGTATCTCGCAGGTTTTTGTATAGGAAATTACGCAACAAAAAAGCCGACCAACAAGCGATCGGCTTTTTTGTTGCAAGGGGCTGACTCAACGCTAAAGATAGTGTTTAACCTTGCATGGTTATTTTAACTCAATCCCGAATTAACCGATGCTCCAAATCAGGATAATGCTCACGAATCAAGCGCTTGGTTAACGCACTCGTATCGATAGGGAACGGGTTGTGTACTTTGGGCTTTGGATCTGCCCTTGGTACGGCTTTGGTGATGTCGAATTGTTGATCATGCATTGTATGCTTTCCTCAACTCAGGCAACAAATTGATCGCAGTCTCATAAGCCATCTGTACCTCACGGAATTTGTTGGCATCGCCGCCCGTATCAGGGTGATGTAATCTAGCCTGTTTGCGGTAAGCAGATTTAATTTCCCTCTCACTATTTGGAAACTTATCCAAGCCCAAAACAGCAAGAACGGAATCGATCCCTTTATCCCAAAAAGTCTCAACACTACCTGTTAGGTTTTCGATTGGCATTGCCTCGACAAATTGCCAGATGGTGAATGTTGCGCCTAGGGTTTGCCGATAATAGTTAGAGCTTTTACTGTTGCGGTAAACCACATAGAACTTTGTACCACCTTCAGAAGGGCATACATTATCAATATAGTTGGGATGCACATCAAGCATCTTAGCAGCGCGGCGGCGTAATTCATCGAATGAGAATTTGATTTTGATTGACATTGGTTTTATCTTTTTAACCTATTTTTTAATCCAAATACAGTACGCTCCGATCTATAGGAATCTGTTTCAATCCGACCGCCAAATTTTGCACACCTTGGACAAAGATCGGTAGTGTCAATAACTAGATCATGTTCTGTCTCAAAAACATTTTCACCGCAATAAAATACGATTGCAGTTTGCTTTGCACAATCGCTGCAAATACGGCGATCACAGGTTTTATTATTGATTTTGCCATCACATAGCAAAGTAGCTTCATTCTCGCAGTATTGGCATAGGGTTAAAGCGCTTGCGACTGGTGTATCAAATAGTTGATATGGTGTAAATTCTTTCATGGTTTTTACCCGTTAATCTCGCAAGCTTTAGCAGCACAGAAATACATAGAATCAGAATATTTTGCAGCTTCTGAATGCTCAGCAATATATGCAGATTCGTGATAATCACCATAGCCAAGATTTATTGTGGTTTCAAGATCGTCTGCTGTAACAATTTCAGCCCAATCACAAAAATCCGCAAAGTGCCTGACATACCCGATAGTTGTTTCGATATCAAATTGTGCATGGGACTTGTCCTCATGACTAAAGCTCAAATAGGTAAGCTCATCAACAGCACTAAGGAATGCGTCAACTACAGCGTCTTTAGCCAGTTTCAGGACTTGGTAATCATCTTTGGTTAACTCTAGCTGATGAATAGGACGGGGGAACCTATAGAGCTTGTCACCAATAATACAAACATCAACTTCAAGCCCAGAAATATTATTTTCAATTTGATACTTTTGAACTTGATCGCGAAACTCATGATAACAGCCAACCTCAAATAATCTTTGCGCTCCCAAAATAGAGCCTAGTGGTGTTTGCTTTGCGATTTCTTCGGCATTATCAGGCATAGGGAAAGTTCGCTCACCATTGACGCAAGCCATTTGCTCTATTTCTAGAATTTTAGTTAGCTCTTCAGTTGTGTAAACTTTGTCAAACACGATTAAGCCCTCTTCATCGCTACGATTTTGTCAGAATCAAAGTTAAATCGATACTGCTTATCCTTGGGAATAACTTGATGTTTACGCAATAGGTCAAGAATGCGATCCAATCCTTTCCAAGAGAAAGCAGGGCTAAATCTCATACGACCATCAAAGCATTGACCATCACGAAGCTTAGCAAGCCCCTCATTTACCCATTCAGCATATGGGCAGTTAGTTCCATCGGGACGCTTAAACAATACTTTCTCTTGACGCAAAATATCATAGAGCTTGCGATTAGAGAATTTAGGAATTGCCAATTGCTTGCAGATTTCTTCACCCGTCATCCATCCATCGGTAGCCAAAATCAAATCATAGCGATCGGCTTTTGGTTCTAAAGTCTGCACTTCAATTTCAAGCGACTGATTAGCGGCGATCAATTTCTGGTTAGCTTCAGCAAGTACTTTTTTATCTTTCTCAGATTGTAGATGTGCCTCTAGAGCCTCAATATAGTTTTGAGGTAGTGCGGGTTGAGATGGGACTAACTCGACTTTACCAGTCGTCATAAGTTCATCAGTCCAAATGTCTACCTGTACCGCAAACTCATCGCTACACCATTGAGCAAAACGGATCGCGGCTTTAGGATGTCCCCATGTGCCTTGTTTTTGCGAGTCACCGCCTTGAATCACTTGCAGTAAGTCCGTTGCTCTTAAATGAGTAACGCTTTCAAGTGCTGATAAATAAGATTTTGTTGAATCAAGCCTAAGCCAATTATTGACCCTCTTTCCCGTGGCTTGAGCCATGTCGGTTAATGAAACATAGCGATCGCTGCGAATACGGATGGCGCGATCATTCCAATTCTTGATAAGATTAGACATGTGTAGTCCTGTTGTGTAGGTTATACGGGCTTGGATGCTGTCAACATCGCGAAGCCACAAATATTTTATCACTTTTCAGCTTTATTCTTAGCTCTTGACTCTGCTTTCTTCAGCCTCAGATACTCCTTACCCTCATCCGTTTTAAGCCAACAAGCGCGGCAAATAGTGAGAGGTGAATCTGATCTGAGTTGGCGATCGCATTGCGTACAGTAGTAGCGTGGTTTGTCTGCTGTACGCTTTAGATAGCAATCGCGATAAATTTCGGTGCGTGATTTAGGCATTAGTTATTAGTAAAAACATTTTCGTATTCACGTTTGAGAATATGCGGAAACATATTTTTATAGGCATATTCAGCACTTGCGCTTGGATTCTTTGCGATGAGTTCTTTCCTCATGCGATGAATATCTTCCCAACTTAGATCGTCGTCGTCATCGTCATCATCGTATGATTGATCTGTAATTTTTTCTAACTCAATAGAAACAATCTTTTCTGCTTGTTCTTCCGCAAAATCTTGAGCGTCATATTTTGATTTAAACGAGTTATCTTCAAAATCTGTAGATGGGATGTTATTGGTATAAATAAACCAGTTATTGCCATCAAACTCTATATAAACGTGTATAGAGTCATTGATTTTGGCATGTACTGAGCTAATCCATTTAATAGTCATTGTGTTTTTCCTTGTTTAGTTAGTTGTAAGAGGGGCGCTACTCCCTGTTAAGCGCGTTGATACTACTCAGAGCATTTGATAATGAACTGCTTGACAACTTCTCCAAGCTCTTCAATATAAAGCCCTGAGATATAACGATCAAAGCTGACGCTCATGATTGTGCCATCAAAGTCACCAGCTAAAGCGCCGCCTTTAAGCATTGCAGAATACTTGAGAGAGTAAGCAATTAGCTCATTTATTACTGATTCTTTTTCAGTGGATTCAAGTCTAGCGAAGTCGCCAGCAAACATTTTGAATTGATTGGTTTCGGTGGTGGAAGAAATTTGAGAAGTTGTGTTAGTCATTGTCTTTTGCCTTGCTTGTTTAACTCAATGATCTATTATTGATCGATATCCTGTATTTGTCAACTACTATTTACAACTAATTTAAATTAGCTTTCTTCTTAGCTCTATACCTACGATTCCTTTCAACTTGCGTCAAAGGTTCATCACCTAATAGGGGACGGTGTGCGGGGCGATCGCCATCGGTACAGGTAAAGCCACATTTGCAGCGATATTGGATTGCCCCTGATTTGGCTTGTACACCATTGCGCCGCATAGGGCGATCGCAATGGTATGGATTTGTGGGGTTAGGTTTTGTCATAGGGTTATTAGTATGCGTAGTTAACTTCCCAAAGAAAATTAACAATTGATTCAGACATGCGCTGAGGTTCATCACCACATATGCCAACATTTTTAATTTTTTCTGACTTCTTATTAATCCAAAAACCACACATAAAACCAAGATAAGCGCGATCACTGCAAGACTCTGTTGATGGCATTCCGTAGAGCTTGCCACTTAGGGTGCGAATTGCAAGATTCCCGTAAATATCTAAAGTGATTTGTCCAATCGCAAAATCGTAAAATCTTTGTGCTTGCTTAAGTGTCATTGTCGTTTGCCTTTGTGTTATTTGCTTGTCTGTATATACATTACTTTAGTAATCAACTAATGTCAATACCTAAATCAAAAATAATTTTACCCAACAAAAAAGACGACCTCTCGATCGCCTTCAAACTCTCAAAAAATCATTAACAAATCCACAAATCAAAAATAATCGGCTTTTCGGTTCGCTCCTTAAAATCTAAGTCAGTCAATATTTAACGCAATCAAAATGTACCATAGATTGATGTGCGATAATTAGCACAATAATCCCCTGACTCACAATGGCGATCGGAGATCTCACACTCGTATATTTTGGGCGTAGCTATACTTTTACTTTTAGTGGTAGCGCCATTACTCCATCGACGCAAGTATTTGCGGTTGATGACATCGTGCGCTTTACTACCACAGGCACATTGCCAACGGGACTAGCGCTAAATACTAGCTATTATGTGGTCAGTGTAGGCGCAACGATTACCGTATCAGCTACACAAGGAGGATCGGCTATAAGTCTTAGCAGTGGCAGTGGTACGCACTCGATCCGCGTTGTTTTAACAGTAAACCCTAGATACTTTTTGGACGACACACCGCCACGGCGATCGGCTCCATTGTCGGGTAAAGGCTCTTTTAGTGTAGATGGGAATTTTATAGTTAGTGGAATAAGTTTTGAGCCGCCTCAAGAATATGAACTTAGGCACAAAGCAACCATAGCTGAGAGAGATATTTATCGAGCTATGTTTTGGACTACAGATAAAATTAGGCGCGAATTAGGATCGCCTTATATAGTGCTGTCTGATTGGCAAATAGAATATTTTGAAGAAGGGAAAACATCAGCGACTAAAACGCGATCGCATATTGCGGGAACTACGCCAAGACAAGCCAACGGCGGCGTTTATTATTACCCTATGCTACAAGTTTACATGCCATCAGAGCCAACTTTTGGGCGTGATACGGGTGTAGGTAATGTTACCGCGATCGTTGAGTTGCAAGAGACGGGGGTGAAGATATGATCGCACCTAATAGCATTATTAACGGTGATTGCTTAGAGGTAATGAAGGATATAGACGATCGCTCTATTGACTGCATAATTTGCGATTTGCCATTTGCTATCACCGCCTGTCATTGGGATAAGTTGATTCCCTTTGATCTTCTATGGGAGCAATACAAGCGAATCATTAAGCCTAATGGCGCGATCGCCTTGTTTGGTTCGCAACCCTTCACGAGTGCGCTTGTGATGAGTAATCCTAAGTGGTTTAAGTATGAGTGGATTTGGGAGAAAAACAAAGGCTCTAATTTTGCTTCTATTAAATACCAACCAATAAAAGCCCATGAAAATGTATTGATTTTTGGCTCAGGTAGAGTTAATTATTATCCAATTAGGGAAAATAGATCGCCGCTAAGTTTAAAAAGAGATCCTATTGGAAGCCAAAGAACAAAAAAGCCTAAACTTAGCGCTATAAAGCCGTCTCCACTAAACGGAATTTTTAAAATAGATTACACCTATTCTATTGACGGGACTAGGAACCCTTTCTCATACCAAAGGTTTGGCTTAGATCACAGTTTTGATCACCCCACCCAAAAACCAGTAGCCCTAATCGAATACCTAATCAAAACCTACACTCAAGAAGGTGAGCTAATCCTAGACAACACCGCAGGAAGTGGCACATTAGCGATCGCCGCAATCAACACAAACCGCAATTACATCTGCATCGAAAAAGACCCGCACTATTTTGAGGTAATGCGTAACAGGATTGCTAACCATGATCCGTTCGCACCTGTTAAAACTAAAAAACCAAAAGCAGCACCAAAAGGGCAACTAACTTTATTTGATGGAGGGTTAGCTGTATGACGCTTAACCTAAGTTCTCGCAAATTCAGCTTAACGATTAACGGGATAGCCCGTACAGCCAACGTAATTAATATCAACCTCTCACAAAACGAATTAGGCACTGAGGGCGTATTTGTTACGGGTGAGATTGAACTGCAAGCCAATTATAACGAAGTCACACAATTTACTTATCTTGCATCACCCTCTATTGGAGCTAATTGGGCTAGGGGTGCTTCTGTAATTTACCAGATTGCCAATGATTCGGGAACACTGGTAAACCATCCATTATCAGGAGGCGCGCTATATATCCTAAAAGAACCCGCGCCGCCCGACTCAAATTTTAGAATCAGAATACAAGTAGGCGATCAAGGTGCGCTGCTAAATTACCGTACAGCAGACACCGATCCGAGTGCTGTAGTAGCAGGGGTAAGCACAGCGAGAAATACTGTGATAGAGCGATATTTAGCAGCTAGCGGTGCGACTTACAGTATTAGCTCTATTCCTTATCCTTTCTCGTTTCCACAGCCAAAGACTGAAGGCAATAGCCTTGTCAGTGTAGCGGCGCAAATGGCGCGATCGGCTAATCATATTTTGCATACTAATGCCAGTGGAACAATCGTTAACAAGGCGATTAACTTGACCGCAAGTGCGATGGCAACTTATCGAATCAGCGAAGATGAGCAGCTATTCGATCAAGTAGATAGCTCTGGAGTAGAAACACCTGTAGACCAATTAGTAATCGCTGGAATTTCCACAACAATTGATACAAGCTCTTACCCTAAAACCAATGTAGCTATTAGCTATGGTAATGTTTTAAATCTTGAGGGTGCATTAGGTTTAGTAGATTATCGCTTTATTTCAAAGAGAACTACGATCACTGATTACGGATGGGATGGCTCTCAAGAAAGAATTGTATCTTTTGTTGAAGCAACGACTTTATATAAAAACCACCTCAGCTTATTAAAGAATAATCAATCGGCTTTTTTGTTGCCATCAATTGAGACTACTACGATTAAGCGCTATGACAGCAAAAACCGATTGATTTACCAGAAAGAAGAAACAGACGCATTTCTAACAAGTAGTCAACTTTTTACGATTACCAGCGGCGCTTTTGGCGTTAATTTTAGTGTAAATCCGAATCCTGAATTTACAGCTACAAGGCAAGACGCGCAAGACGTTATAACTACTTATTCGTATGACGATCTTACTGATATTTTAGTCAGCAAAAGAACTGAAACTCGAAATTATATTGTTTCTGGAAACCAAAATTTTGTATATACAAAATTAGCAAAAGTTGAATCTTGGAATAATGGTTTCTATAACGTTGAAAATTTCTTTCAACAAAATAGTATCGTTTTAAATTTTGGCTCTTTATCTACTCGCCAAACTAGATTTGATTTTACCGAGGGGGAATGGGCTAGTAGTGGCGGCGAAAGTACTTACAGTACCGATGGCTCGACTAAAGCACCTGCGACAATATACCGTAAACCATTTGAGTCGATAGAGACACAAATTAAAGCAACTTTAACAGCCCGTCCGTTTGCAGGTCAGAGCTTTTACTCACGCTCTAAACCTGTTGACGTGCCTTATTTAGAGAGCCAATTACAGGCAACTGAATACGGTAATACTTATCTGGCTTTACTCTATGGCAGGAAACAGGGCTTTGTATTTGGTACTGCTATTAGTAATACTCTGATAGCCTCACTTACCCCATTATCTAGAATAGATATATTGTGGAGAGGGGTGCGGTATCGATGCCTTTCTGATGGCGCGTCATGGTCACACGACCAAACTCAATGCGCGATCGGTATGAGGTTAATCGTAATTAGCACTGCTCTTGAATCCGACCCGCCCGAAACGGTTTATCCTGTGGTAGTTGCTAGCGCTCTAATCCAGTTGGCTATTAGGCAAGTTGGTAGGGTCGCCGTAAGGATTACTCAAGATCCCTTTATTGGTGGCAAAATCAGGCAGTCAGGGCGTATAAATGTCTTTATTAGTGAGGGCATTAGAATACAAGCGCGATTCCGACAAACAGCCACAGTAAACGTTACCTATACAATTTAAATATGGACTTATCTACTTATCTCCGCAATGCGATCCTTAACTGGATTAAAGGGACAACCTTTCCTACGGCTCCTTCAAATTTCTATATCGCTTGGTATTCTTCAGATCCTGGACGGGCTGGAACTGGGGGAACAGATATCACTACCTCAGTTAGAGCCGCTGGAAGATTGGCGATCGCGGCATCAGGTTGGACTGCTGTTGCTGATGACGGCAGCGCTAGAAAAATCGATAATAGTGGCGGTTTAACAATTGGCTCGGCTGCTAGTACAATCTCTTCAACCCATATTGGTCTATGGGATGCGTCAAGCGGTGGTAATTTTATTGCTCGTGCTGTTGCGCCTTATAGCTTTATTTCGGGTACAAGTTATTCGATCGCTATTGGTGATTTAGAATTTATCCTTGATTAATTATGTCCATCAACGATCGCCTAAAAGAGTTGCTTTCAGTCAATCAAAATAAAAGATTAGCTGAAGAAAAAGCGCGGGAAAATCGGCGCGATAATCCTAAGATTTTGCGCCATACCACTTATCAAGGCGATCGCAAAATCCAACAATTAGGTGACGAAATTATTGAGAATGGTGTTGTACTTAACAATCAAGCCGTCGAGATTGGTGATGTGATGTTGCCACTGGCGCAAGGCAATGTTTTGCGACGAGTGGACAATACTAACGGCGGTGAATTGCTTGGCAGTGCGTACCGCAACGCAAAAGAAGAAGATCTAGATATTAACGGTAATCAATTTAGCGGTTCTGGTGTTCCTACAATCCCTACTGGTGGTGGAGGTGGGATTGGAAACGTCGGGGGGGGTGGAAAATTACCAACTAAAAGCCCCGCCCCTTCTGGCTGTGAACAGCCGCCTCCACAATGCGTTTGGAGTCCAGATCCTTCGCCGCCTTTAGGATGGCAAAGTTACGGAAGCGTTACACTTGAAAGCGGTACATTAAATTTATATTGCCTAGCTGGAACGTCTGTTCCAAGCGATCTTAATTGCGAATTTTTGAGAAGATATTCATGCTCTGGTGGAGTCTGCCAAATTAACCCGCTTGGCATTTATAGCAGTAAGGCGGATTGTGAGGCAGCTTTAATAGCTTCGTTTGATTTTGATTTTAATATTACGTCGGCTTTTGACGGCTCAATATCATTTTTCCCAAGCCTTTACACTACTACTGGATTAGCTTCAGATACTTTCTTCTTTCGATTTGTTGCAGATGCTACCTGTGACGGGGTTTTATTCCCTGCCTCAAGAAGAAAAGATTTGATACGGGTAAGCGAAGGAGTTGAAACAACAGAAGTAGCAAAATTTATTTGCGGTAGCGCCGATGTTGCGATCGCAGCCATACGAATTACTCTGGGATGTCCATAATTATGAATGCTTTACGATTACAATTAAAGACAAATGCAGCCCGTCGATTATCGCTAGAAAAACCTCAAGACAATAGTGTAGTAGTCTGCGAGGTGATAGGCTACGATATCGCAACAGCTAGTTTTAAGGGTAAAGCCCCTGATGGCTCGTTAAGGTATTTTCGATTTATTGGTAATGCTGCTTTACCAATAGGCTCTCAAGTATCTGTCGTATTGCCAGATAAAGGGCTTATTGGATGGGTGGATACTAAGGCAAGATAAGAGAAGCTCAAACTTGATCGGCTTTTCTTATCTTGATTTAAATATTGATTTAAAATTTAATTTTTATAATTGCATCTTTAGCAGGATCAAAATTTTGCGCTTTTTTAACAGCTTCTTGTTTTGTTTCGCAAAATCCGTATAAATCACCGTTGTAAGCAAATACCCATTTATTCAAATCATACCAACGCAAAGGGGATCGATCTAAATGACATTGTGTAACTTGAAAAACTTTGTTACCCATATTTTTGTTACTTGTTCTTGATACTAGGATTTTACAACAAAAAAGCGCTCTAACTCAGGGCGCTTTTTTGTGTCTATTTTTTCTCAACTCCTTTACCTAACGCACCCATCCCGATAATGCTTAAGCCAAAAACCCATGACGCATATTCAGGATAGATATTTTTCGAGATCGCTAGCTCGGATGCTCCAGCGACAACACCCAAAACAGTTAGCCATTGCGTGCTATTCATTTGAAATTCCTTGAAAAAGTGCCATAATCATTCTAATACTTTCCCTGTTGTTTCAATAATGAAATCTTATATCGCAGTGGCTACATCACAGCCACAATCGCAGCCCCAGCCTAATGGCTTACCATCACAAGGAATAGATCCTTTATTTATTTATATTGCTGGATTACTAACTACTGGTATTGCGGGGTTAGGGGCGTTTTTGCTTAAGGCTGGCAACAGTGATGTGGTTTCGAGAACTATTGCTGCAAAGATTAATCAAAAACAAGCGGAGACTAATGCTGAGGTTGCCGAAAAGCTTTCTGATATTAATATTGAGAAGCAGATAGAAGAGAGCCGCATAGATCAGGCGACCACTCTTGCAGAAATTGCAAAAGCAGGGGTAAATCATTCTGCTGACACAACTAATTATTTACTGAGATTAGCTGAAAATGCTATAAACACGTCGGCGACTAATTCCCAGTCTTTGCAGTCATTGGCTAAGGCTAACGAGTCGGTAAATAAAGCGCATGAGGATTTGATTAATGCCACTAGGCACAACACCGAGGCAATTCAAGCATTGGAACAAGCGATCGCTAGCATTCCCACAGAGACAGCTTCTATATTAGAAATTTATGCATCAGAATTGAGAATTGCCTTAAATAGTATTAATCGCAGGATTGAGGAAAGCAATCGCATTATTCAGCTAGCAGAAACCCGCATCATCGAACAGTACACAGGTACGATTGCTCAGTTGCGGGTTGAGATAAAGGATTTAGAGAAAGTGATTAAAGGTCAATAGCTTGGCTAGGATCGAGCTTACAGATTGCGATATAAATCACACGCTTGATTAGGTATAAAGCGCCTACTAGATTAGCTTGCGGTGTTTTGTCTAGGGCTTGGATTAGGCACATGATTGAAGTTAGCTCGGCTAGAACTGTTTTGATACCACCTCTAAGAGCCGCATCTCTCCCCTCAATCTGGACTTTGAGATTGGAGATAGTGCGATCTTGTTCTTTGAGCTGTGATTCTAATTTTTGGTTAGCAATATAAGGATCAAGGGTTACAGCTTTTAATTCTTCAATCGCGGCATCAGCAACAGTCAGATCGTTTTTGGCAGTGTCAAGATCGCTTTGCAGCTCCTCAATTATAACCATTAGCCTTTCATTGCTAGCCATAATCGTTCTATTTCCACTCTTGAAAATCTCAAGATCATAATTGAGGGTTTCATTTTTTTGCCTCAACTCATCACACTCGTTCAAGGCTTGAGTGAGGCTGTGCTGTAGTTGGATTGTGGGATCGGGGACAGGATAAAAATAATCTTTTTCTACTTCGCTCAGTTGATAATATTGGTTACTCATAGTATTTATCATCCATAATTTGTTTGTATCTGATTCGGTCTAGCTCTTCTTTGTCCACCGCATAACAGCGACGCAACCACACGATCTCAACCTCTCTCAATCTACGATCGCGACTCTCAATCTGCGATTCCATAAACGCCGTATACCATCGGCAAACAAAAGCGATGACGATTAGAGCGATTGGAATTAGAAGTAAATTAGTTGAGTTTTCCATTGTTTCCAAAAGTCCGTTTATCTTGTCTGTACGTGCCATCAAGTAATAAATAATACCTGTAGTTAACGTCATCAAACTTGGGTGAAATAACCACTTTGTGAGGGTTGCGAACTTGCATCAAAAGCTCAGTAAGTTCTTCTTTTAGTCTTGATGGAATATTTTGATTTAACGTCATATTTTCCTTGCTTCTAATCCGTTTCTTCCAGCGTTACGAGTTTCCACATAGCCCTGCACCTCCAAATATTGCAGATAGCCTTGGACTTCAGAGATCGGCGTTTTATTCCTTTTTAGGTCGGTAATTGACTCACGAATATAATTATCGCGCTCCCATTCCCTACCATCCAGAAAGTCAACAATTTTTAAAAATATTGGCTCTCTATCTTGGAGAAAATCAAAGTCAGAGTTATCAGTAATCGATTCAGGTTGTAATGATAATTGCGTAGGATTATAATCGCTTGGCATTGGCAACAAATTAAGCTTTAAGTTGCCAATATTGGGCAAATCACAAGGCAGATCGTCCAACATTGCAGGATACTGAGCATTATTAATAAACTCAATAATTTGCTCATCTTTAAGCGATTTAGCTGCATTGATTGCAAATTTACCAAGTGTAACCATAGCAAAGCATTCTCTGATCGCTCCTTGCCCTTCAATTCCCAAGGTTTTTACTTCAGACCCTTGGGCAAGAATGATTAATTTAATACCTACTTTTCTAGCTTCACGAACCAATAGCATTATTGATTCAGTAAACTTTTTCCCAAGATTGGCAACACAAGCAGGAAATTCATCAAGAATTACGAGCAATGGCTCAAAAGTTGTTTTACCTTTGCCTCGTAATTCGTACCGATCGTTCATCAACTGGACTAATCGGGTAACCTCATCACCAACAGCTTTATAGTTGCGCCCTGCGCCAATTACTGTCATGCCTTGCCAATCATCAGGGGCGGCATGAACATCCAATACGATCGCAGGGGCGGATGATTGGGATACTAAATATTTAACTAAAGTGGATTTACCCGATCCCGTTTCCCCTAAAAGCATAATATGAGGTTTGGAAAGAGCTTTTTTAATATCGTCCTTAACTAATGGTGCTAAAGGCTTAGCTGATTCCATCACAACTACATCACGCTTGGGAGGCGCATAGGATACCGCTAAATGCTCTGAATAACCCTGATTAGCACGATTAACAACACTTAGATGGTTTTCACTAGACAAGGTTTGATTAAGCCTTGAGAGCTTAAAACATGTTGCTGTAGCTGCTAATTGAGAGACAAAGATAAAGCCCCTTGCAAAATCATTTGACTGAAAGGGAACGGACAGAAATAGCATGAATGCGATAAACGAACTTGAAAGACTCCCATAGTGAGAATAGCGCTGAGTAATAAGTACTAGCGCTACTTGCGATACATGGAAGTCTTTTGTTAAGTTCATCGCCCTGCTCTTAGTGCTTCCTCTAATTTGTGGTTAGCAGCTTTTAAATTTTCATCAGTAACAGATCCAAGTTTGACATCGCTTTTAAATCCTGATTTCTCAAGTAATTTGCGATGTCTGTTTTCTAATTGTTTGCGAGATTCCGAGACTTCTACTACTGCAACTTTAGGCTGTAGATAGGTAGAGTAAACCCAACTACCAGCAAGCCAAACACCAGACAAAACACAAGAACTCATGGCAACTAAAAAGGAAGTGCTGATCGCTCGTACATGGTTAAGGTTGTGCTGTCTGGTTGTAGGCATCGCGGATCTCTCGCAATAATTGATTCTTTTTGAAAGCTGCTTTTGATTCTGTTATTTGCTCTGGTAGCGAGTTCAGGATGTAAGCAGCAAAGCCGATATATCCTAAACTCGCTACGGTCAAAACGATTGAAATAATCTGTTTAATCATCCCAATCATTAACATCGCGATCGCGCCTATATTCCCAATTCTCATCCCAATCAGGGGGAATACCTAAAATCCAACTAAAGAAATTTACAAAGAAGTTAGTCATTTTGCCCTCTGTATTTGTGATGCTGCATAGCCTGATGGGAACCCAATCGCAAATCCAACTGATACGCCAGTAATCAAAGTAGAGATTATCGACAAAACAAGCAAGGTAATTATCTGATCCTTTGCGCGTAGTCTTTCGATCAGCTCGACCGATGAAAGCGTGGATAGGTCGCGAGAGGTTTTCACTTAATAATTCCTAAAGCCTTGAGCTTTGCTTCTACCTCATCCAATTCTGATAACTGCTCGTTAGTTGCTTCAGAACTTTTTTCTAATGCCACCAACTCATCAAAGCGGGCTGCAAGTGTTTCGATTTCTTGATCGGGTTTAGACTCAGCAAGGGAAGACGGAATGGACAATAGCATAGGCGTATGATTCGGAGCGATCTGACTGTAATTTTTTGACAAATTGGTAAAAAAATCAGGATCGATCTTTGGCTCCTCTAATGCACTGTCAAACTCATCTCGCCATGCTTCAAATTTAATTCTTTGCACAACTGAACGGGCTTTGTTGCGCTGATGAGTGTAAATCATCTCAAGACTACCTTCTAACCCCTCAATAACGGGAATAGAGGTACTATTTGCATCTTGAGATGGCTTATCTTGAGATGCTTGTTCTGCTTTTACTTGTTCTTTAGTCTTGTATTCGGTTGTCATAACGATCTTAAGATCCTTGATATTTTACGAGTGTTTTTGTTTTTAGAAGCTCCAAACGCTTTAGCAGACCTCTTTTCAGCATACTCAAGAATGATTTTTAATTCATCTTGTGAATAAGGCGGATCGCCAACTCCTGAATAAACAGCATCGCGCCAATCCTCAAAAGTTGATCTTGCAAATCCGTATGCTTCAATAATCTGCTTAACGCTAAGCTCTATATGGCTTTCAGTGTGCGTCATAGCGTGAGCGATCATGTGCGTCATGGCTTATGAAATAGGATACTACAGCTCGTAGTATTAGCTTGTCAAGTGCTAAAGTAAAATAAATTTATATTGGCAAAATATGGAAGGTATACCGCGCAGCATTCGTTTCTATCCAGATATTTACGCATCACTCATAAAAGAGTTAGAGCGTAGAAGATCAAACGGTGACAAAGAAATTGATTTTACTAAATTGGTTAATGAGCTTTGCTTAATCATGCCTGCCGATGCATGGGGAGATTTAAGCGATCGCCTTTCCAATTTAGAACAGGAAGTTAAAGAAATTAAATTAAAACTTGAAAATGATTAATTTCTTTTTTTTTTTTTGATTTGATAATTCGCTAATTCCGTTTGATGCTCTAGATTTGAGCAATGCAGAGCCTTATGTAGAGTCTTTATTAGCACTCTACAAATTTATGAGTCTTTCACTCAATCACCTAAGTCAGTAATTTAAACCCATTTTTATTACTCTTGTATTGAGTATCACAGGTGACGCTAATCTGGCGGATGGCTTGCCTTTTTATTTGCGGGATGCCTCCCTAATTAAGTCAGACGCATTGGGGCTTATATCCAACGGTGACACCATCGACCTATTGCTTGCGTGTCTACGTCATTGTCCTTTGTTACAGGCTCTGACACGCGTAAGGGGAATAATTGTTATGCACTGAGTCATCACAACGCTTTCACCTTACAGAGATACAGCTAACCACTTTCTCTGCGTAGACCACAAAACCCAAAATTCTTATGCCAAATACTTGCAAAACTATAACGCTAGCTGCTAATATTGATTTACATAAAAAAGACGGGACGTTAGATTTTGTTTGTGGTAATTCAATACTAACTCCTCAAGTTTAAAAAGTAAAGCACCTCTACCGATTTTGGTAGAGGTGCTTTACTTTTATGTTTTAAAGGTTGCGATTAGACAATAAAAAAGGCGGATCGCTGTAGGGAGTGCGATCCGCCTTTGATCAAGAAAGTAACAAGTTAAACAAAGGTAACAATGCTTTTAAATTATAACTGTTAAAACACAAAATAAAACATGTCGCCACAACTTACCGAATACCAAGTACAAGAATCTTACCCCGCCCTGCTATCAAATACTCATGACGTGCGATCGCTGAAAGGTTGCCACAACTGCCGATTTAATAATTGGCGGCTCTGCACCAAAGTACCGCCACGGGATAGCACTAGTTTCTATACTGCTAACGACTGCCATGATTGGCAGAATAAAAGTGTTTAAAAGCTAATCCTAACGACTCGCTTCGCGCCGCACATAAAAACAAAAATCGCAACGCCTGAAACCATTGATTTCTCGTTGCGATTTTTATTGTGTTTTGCGGGTTTGTTGGTTGGCGCATAGCGCCGCTACTTATCTCAAATACTCCTTGTTCATGGTTTCGTATACATCCGCAGGTACATAAAGCGCAACGAACTCCGCCCAAGTGTGGCGCGATCGGTAGCGCTCAATGATCGGCGTTGCCTCAACCGTCAGTTCTTTTTTGGGTGCTGATTTTCTAGCCATTGTTACCACCTAAATATAAAAGCTTGTACACGACACCAAAGCCCCGCATACCACGAAGACTCCATCGGATAAGCCTTTTCTTCATGATGCTTCTCCCTTACGATATTTTTTTAAATTTTCAAAATTCCTGTCAATGACTTTTGAGGTTATTTCTGTTAAACGCTCCTCAGAAATCACGATCATATTGTCAGCAATTGGCAGATAAAATTCAGCATTAAGCTCTGTGCAACGCTTGGCAAAATCATCAAAATTATTTTGCTCTTCAAGCAAATAAACATACTGAGTCCCTCTCGCTACAATCATTGTCGCTCCAAACCATTTGTAAGCCTGAGCAATATCTCTAAAAAGTGAATCGTAATCAATCCAACACGCAAGCTTTTCGCCTTGCTGTATCAATTGCCATGCGCGGGCGTAGTCGCGACTGAGTTCGTAAATCATGGATACACCTCTACTAGTTCCTTACTTTCCACTAATGCGATCGCGCTATCAGGCACAGCAATATAAAAATACTCACCATGCCGCGAGTGATAAGCCCTGCCGTCGCGCTGTAGCTTGGCTTTGTTGACATGAAATTTACCGCCCTTGTAAAAGTCTGGGTACAGTTCCATGATTTCGGATGGCATATCTTGAGACACCACAATAACTTCCATAGCAGTAGTTTTAACAACTGGGCATGGCTCATACCAAACATTCCAGCCTTCACCACTTGGCAAGCCATGACGCTTAATTCCACTCATAAGCTCAGCAATAAATTCAGGGGGAATAGATGTGCGATCGACAAAGTGGTTAATGATTTTCGCGATCGCTTGGTTGAGTTCGGGTGTGTGCCAGAAACCACGGGCGCGGTATAGGATCGTAAGGTTTTCGACGGGGTGCATGATGTTACTCCTGTTATTTAAAAAAGTTCTTAACAGCTTTTTCGACTTCACTATTTGGGAACGGATAGCACCAAATAGGCATCATGCGACCATTGCAAATTCTTGATTCTTGCTTGCCAATATTGCCACATGCAGCTTTAACAAATTTACCTAGAGAGGTACGGTTTTGCAGCGTGATTGGTAGTTTCAAATATTCAGCAATTTCCGCTACTCCCATCCATTGAGTTTCACTAGCAGGGGTGATCGCCTTAATGCTGTTGACTGCATCATTAATAGCTACATCTACAAGCAATTGGCATAAACGCGGATCCGTATCTGCTAATAAATCTTTGATTTCAGATACCGATCGGGCGGTTTCTAGTGCTAGCTCTCTAGATGCAATTACTGGAATAGATGTTTTAATTCCTGATTGAGATGGAACTACCTCATATTTACCAGTTTTGCGGATTGATGGAAGGATTTCTTCACATACCCAATCTTGGAATGGTTCAGCTTGAGGTTTACGAGATTTCATGGTCAAACGGTATAAGCCAGACTCTGAAATGATTACTACATCTTGCTTACCGCCAAGGGTGTCATTATTGTATAGATCCTTTTCTCTAGCTTTCAAGGGTTTGCAAGCTTGGCTTACATTCCCTAAATCCAAAATAGAACAAACGTCTTGAGCGACAAACCAAGGATCGCCATTTACAGAAATGACACGAACCGACTGATCGTTAAATGAGAATAGTTGTAAGTTCATTCAATTATTCCTTGCTTTTTAGCTTTTTTGACTGCTTCAATAATCAAAATCTCAATCGATGCACTCATTGATCTTTTCTGAGATTTTGCAAAAGACTCAAGATCTTTCCGAGTCTCTTCCTCTAAATACAGTGTTACCAAAGATCTCTTTTTTCCTGCCAAAGAATAATCAACTTTAGATCCATTAAGTGGCGGATTAAACCAAGAAATCAATGCTTTTTCGATTTCCGTAAGTAACTCAGGATTACTAACTTCAATCCAAGCTATACAAGAATCAATACTTAATTCTTGAGTGCGTTGATGTCTACGCCATCTATCTTTCAAATTAGTGCTTTTCCCAATGTATTGAACAACTCCATTGGACATAGCGAAATAGATACAAGACACTGTAGGCAGTTGCTTGCGATCGCTGAGAGGCAAGGATGGCAATGTAGACAAATCTAGTGTTTCTGGGTTAATCATTTGCGCCTCACAATATCAGCAATACTTACTTGATATGTATCAATAATCCGATCGCATATGTCACCAGACGGAAATTGATCAGGGTTATTTTTTAATAGATATACGGTATTTTTTGAGATACCCGTATCTTCAGCAAATCTATAAGCGCTAATACCGAGATCAGCAATTAGCTGCTTTACACGGTTTTTCATAGGCAGTTCCAAACTTAACCATTAGATTATATACCAAAAGAATTTAAAACACAAGTATTGACATAGTACTTATTTCGATCTATAGTACTAAAAGATTTAAGCAAGTAAAGCAAAGGCAACGCATCATGATCAACAAGGCAGTAAAGCAATTCGCAAACACACACGGATTCGACTTCTATGTTTCTGGCTTAGGGTACAGACAATCAGCGCAAATTACCACATTGGGAGATAAACCCCAAGCGGTAAGCCGTTGCAGCAATAATTCTAAGGACGCATTACAAGCTATCAACGCTCTAATCGCACAGCGCAAACTTGACGCTAAAAGCGATGAAGCGATCGCCACTGAGTCCGAGCAAGCCATCAGCGATTTACTTCCCCCTGTCGTCACTATCTGCGAAACCGTAGCTAAGCAAGCTTATCAAGAGCTTTTACCAGTAGTTGACCAATGGGAGCTAGATCGGGCTGCTCGTATCGCCGCACAAGGCGCATACACAGCCGATGACTTTGCATCTACCTACACAAAGCGCGATGATTTTGGTGATGACGCTTTTGTGTTTAGCGCTCGTTACGGTTGCGGAGCTTTGATTTAATGTACCAACCATTGCAACAAGTGCGCTACCAAGGCGCGATGACCACAATAATCGATACACTCCCTAGCGTAATTGGATACGATTATTTGATCCATTGCAGTAACGGAGTCCAAAGACCAGTCACACATGATGAGCTAACGGAGATAGAAGTATGACTCCATACGACTATCTCCATCAGCAAATGGTTTACTGGCTGTCCGTTGCATTCTTATCGCCTATTATTTGGGCGATCGCTATTAATATTAATCCACACAGGTAAAACAAATGTCTGCTATCACAACTACATCTCAATCAAGCATCACTCATTTCAACCCTGAACAAATGAAGGTACTGCAAGAGCAGCTAGCTCCTAAGTGCTCACCATCTGAATTACAGTATTTTATCGAAGTCTGTAAAATTACTAATTTAAGTCCATTCACCCGTGAGATTTACGCAATCTCTAGAGAGGCTTGGAACCCAGAGACACAGCGCAAAGAACCAAAAATGTCGATCCAAGTATCGATTGATGGACTTCGCAAACGCGCTGCTAATTCTGGATACTATGACGGCTCTACAACTTTTTGGTGTGGAGAAGATGGCAAATGGTTGGAAGTGTGGTTAAAATCAACACCGCCAAGCGCTGCTAAAACTGTGGTTTATCGTAAAGGTTGTGGGCAACCATTCACAGCCGTTGCCCGTTTCGATGCTTACAAGCAAGATTTCAAAGGCAAGCTTTCAGGGCTATGGGAGAAAATGCCCGATATTATGATCGGTAAATGTTCCGAGGCTTTAGCACTTCGCAAAGCATTTCCTGAACAAACGGCTGGCTTGTACGCATCTGAAGAGATGGATCAAGCTAGCAATGTCACTCCGCAGTCTCAACCAATTAGCATCCCACAGCCAGAAATCGCAACGGGATGGGATGAAAAGCTATGGGGAATCTTTGAAAAGGGTGTAAACAAGTGCGCAACCATTGAGGATCTGGAAAAGCTTATAGCATGGGTTGCGAAAAGCTCTAGCAAGTACGAGCCAAGTCAAGATCAGCTCTCAATCATTACTAATATTTTGGGTGATTTCACTAAGAAGTTTAATCAGGAAGTTGCCCCTCAACCCGTGAAATCTGCACATGAGTTGGATGAATCAGATCCTACTCCAGAAGAACAAAGCCGCATAGACTCTGACGATTTCTAACCACTCACTCACAGGCGGCGCAATGCCGCCTAAACATTATGCAAGAACTACTACAACAAGTTCTATACCTCACTATTAAGATTGCGGTTGCGAGGAGTTGATTATGATCGGAGTATATATTTTTACTGTGATTTGTTGTCTAGTGTCTTTATGTATTTCTTCTTTTACCCTTGGCTACACTATTGGCAAAAGAAGCAGATGAGCGATAAGAAATTAGCTACTAACCCACACTCACAGGGCGGTATAGCGCCGCCCTTCACAAATGACCATCTACATTCTTTGTTTTAAAAAAGATCGCTATGATTCACCCCATATCCATGCTGCTTATATGTTTTTAAGTACTGCAATTGCAAAAGAATCTGAGATCAAAGACAACTATTTTGTTACTTGGATAGAACAAACTACATGCTATAGCAAAAACGAGTCACTAAACAAATAAGCGAAAATCATGCAGCAACCAATAGAGAAGAAATTCAAGCTAGTACGAATAATGCTTAAAGAGGAAGAAACGCCACTAACGAGCAATCTATTGCAACTCAGACAGGAAATGGAAGAGCAACAAATTAAATATCCAAACGATGATTTTAAAATTGTCGATCAGGATGGATGTTTAGCCGAACTAGCCGATTTCCTTGAATCAGAGCTAGCTCATCCCGTGGCTAAAGCTAATCGGGTGAAGGAAGAGAAGAAAGAGCAGTACAAAAAGGAAGTAATTAATAGGTTGAAGCGATGCTAAGTACAATCAAAGTATCTGTAACCGCCGCACACATCGCCGACGCAAAGTATCCTAGTAAGTCACCATTAGCTCTTGCCCTGCGAGAGATGGGGTATACCGATACCCACGTTACCCATCACTTTGCATATATCGGCAACAAAGTTTATGCACTACCAGAATCAGCGATCGCATCAGAGCGTTGTTTTGATTTCCTTACTAAAGGCGGATCATCGCAAGGTGAGATTGCTGAAAATATTTTTGCTTATGAATGCGAGTTGGTGGAGCTAGTGCAGTGAAACTCAAAATGATCGAGCTATTCGCAGGAATAGGCGGCTTTAGACTAGCCAGCGATTGGGTTGGAGGAATTGAGACGATCGTCTCAGTAGAAATTAATCCGTTCTGTCAAAAAGTATTAAAGAAAAACTTTCCAAATACACCAATTTATGATGATGTCACAACCTATAAACCTACGTCATACTGCGATCTTGTTGTCGGGGGATCGCCTTGCCAAGATCTTTCTATCGCAGGAGTTCAGAAGGGCATTATCGAGGGCAAAAGGTCAAGTCTATGGTTTGAACAATTACGAATCTACAAAGAGAGTAGAGCAACTTTCCTTATTTGGGAAAACGTCGCAGGAGCTTTTCGCAACGGATTTAGAGAAGTTCTCAGGAGCCTTTCCGAAAGCGGGTACGATGCGGAATGGCAAGTTATCAGCGCAGCCACTTTCGGACATGATCATTTACGGGAGCGGATCTTCCTTATTGCCTACCCAAATGGCTTATTCGGGCAAGCGCCGCCCTGGTCAGACCAAATTGGAAGTCAAATTACGGAAATTAAAACCAGCCCCTTGCGCTACGGATTACAAAGGCAGAACAGACAGAAACTACAAAGACCCAAAACACATCGAGAGAATAGACGATTTGCTAATGTTGCCAAAAGGTCAAGTTTTGAACCCGTGCCGTGGGGAATACCGCATGGGTCTGCCGATAGGCTGGACAGACTTGCAGCCATAGGCAATGCGATCGTCCCCCAGTGCGCTGTAGTGCCATTACTCAGAGTTAAATATTTAGCG